ACGCCATCCTTATTAATATATGTCTGGGGGTTTGGAATGAATATTTTCTTTCCAGTTTTCTTATCGATCTTATAATAATCTCTTCGATATGGAACTCGATATTCAGCAGATGCTCTAGAAACAATGGTTGTTGCCCCTTTTCTTGGGCCACCCTGATATTTTGCTTTAAGTTGGGCTATGCCATTATCCTTATATGATTGTTGATAATTGAGACCGTGTTTTTCTGCGTCGATAACAACCATGGAATGACGAACGGCTCTTGCTATCTCATCACTAGTTGGGGATGCTCCTTTGATTGTCATATCCGTAATAAGATTTGAAATCTTTCCCATTTCTGTATCTTTATTTGCTATTGTCATTCTCTTCATTCCCGGAACGGCGGGGTATGAAATTTTTGGATCGAAATCTGCCAGGCCCTTTAATGATGGGGCTATCTCTATTTTATTAGCATTATTTGGAATAACTAATACGGTGTCACCATCAAAATCTGCTCCTGACAGCTTTTGCGCCACATCGGGATGAACTCCGACAGCATCTCTTGCATTTCCTAAAAGATTTCTCATCTGTGGGTCTTTATTATTTACTTTCAATTGCGGAATTTCAAATATGCCACCATGAGGATGTCGTATAAGAACCACAGTTTCGCCATTGTTATAATTCGGAGCATATATCTCTGTCGGCTTCATATTGGGTGCGGGTAATAAAACATGATTTGCTTGCCGAGGCATTGAGGCGGCTTTTAAATCGACCGCGTCTGAATCGCAAGAATCTGCAAAAGTAAGTAATAATTTTTGCTTTATCGTTGGGTTTGTTAATGACTTGTATTCGTCAAATTCTTCTTGCCTTATTTTTACGGCCGTATCTAATTGCTCTTTTGCGAATTTTGGTTTTTGTTTAGATAGCATTTGAGAGGACAAAGTATTAGACCATTCAAGCCATGAACCTTCAATATTAGACGTTGGACCAGTACCAACAACATTAAGTGCTGATATATGATCTTTACCATCTTTTCCTTTATAATGATACTGACGAATATCAGTGCCGAAAGGATTATCTGGATTATCCTCCATAACTTTAAAAACAGTATCTTTTTTTTCTCCCATTATCGGAGTTCCCTTAGGTTTATTGGTATTATAACGAATATCAACGCCATCGGGAAGATCATCGGCATACATTGCCATTCCTTTTAAATAATGTGAACCATCAACTCCGATTCTTACTTGAGCGTATCTGGCTTCTCCCAATGAAATATCAGGAACGCCTCGTCGAAGTTCTATAACACCATCCTTATCTTTTCCACCATCTTCTGCAAAATTTACGACAATTCGTTTACTATCGATATTATTAATTGGTTCAAGACCAAGCCAATTTCTACCACCATCATTACTCCATTCGGATATGGTACGAATTTTATCTCGATTTGGAAAAAGCTCTGTCTTATAATCCACATCATCTTTTGTTAAAACTTTGATATATGTTTTTTTTCCACTCGGTTGGGGCGCGGTTACATATTGTAACTTATATCCATCTTTCTCTAGTTCTTTAATCGCTAAGTCTAACCGATGCCTGGTTACATTGGCATGATACTCAGACCCAGCGCCAACATCAACATAAAGCTTTTCCTCAACCTGTCTTCTTAACATATCGGCCGTTTTTTCTGTTATCAATGCTCTTTCTTGGGTGGCCGGATTTAATAAACTTTTAACTGTTCTTGGATCTACTCCCAATCTTTCTGCAATTGCGGCATCCGAATATCCTTTATCCTTTAAACGAAGCGCGAAGGAAGCATCGGCTTGTCTTTGGGCCGATTTCTCGGCGGAAAGCTCAGCGCGAAGTTGAGTTGTAGACTCAAAACCAAGACCCTTTGCAATGTTTATTTCGCTTAATCCTTTTTCTTTTAGTTCATTAACCCGATGCCTTAATGATGGCTCACTTTGATATGGGTCTTCACCGCTTCCCCAAGGATATCTTCCAGATCTTCTAGGGGTACCATAATGTTTTAATTCGGCCATAATTTACTCCTCTTGACTTAATCTTTGGATTCTCTCGTCGAAATCTTTTATTTTTTGCATTATGTAAAGTATGTCTTCTGGTACTGGAATATGAATTAAAACCTCATCTAACTGGTATATTCTAAGTTCCATTTCAATCTCATTAGGACTATAATTATACTCTAAACAAAATAAGGCGGCATAAATTTCAAGCTGGGTTAAAGAAACTCTGGATTTTCCTGTTTTCAAATCATGAATTCTTAATATGTTGTCTCGAAAACATATGGCATCGGCGGTTCCAAAACAATTTGGAGAGTAATATAAAACGACTTCCGTTTCCATCTTAAAGCCAATACCATCGTTGACATATAAATTAAATGTTTTAGGAGATCTCGGTAATTTTTGTCTAAGGTCTATTAATTCAGCGGCCAATTCATGAAATCTAGTTCCTCTTTCGGCTGCTTTCCAATTTAAATATACTTCTTCTAATTTTAAGTCATCATAATTTACCCAATGATATTTAGAAGCGGAAAGAAATGCATGAGAACCACTAAGACTTGAATGATTGTTCCAATTCATTGAGTATCTTCTCCTTATTCTCGGGATATATAAATGCAGCATAAGACATTTTGTTAAATTTCTTAACATAATATTCCTGATTCGGTTGTCTTTCTGCATCTTTACTAACTTTGACTTCTAGCATTGCATATTTATTATTATAGAATATAGATAGATCGCAAATTCCTTGAATATAAGACGCATCGTTTCTTAATACTTCGCATCCTGGGAATCTTTTTTTGAGATCATCTATTACTTCTTTTTGAAACTTGCTTTCTTTCATTACTTTGCCTCGATTTTCATGGTGATTTCCTTTCAAAAAAAATAAAATATGTAACTTAAGAGGTTACTTACTCTATCCTTCATTATAGGCTATGTTTTTTTAGTATTAAAGACTTGTAAATCGATTTTCATTAAATTTTCTTTTTTGTCTAAGAGCTTTTCCAATAGCCTGGTCAATTTCGGAATTACTTGTAAGGGTGTAATAATATAAATCTACAAAAGGAGTATTTAATCGGTCAATTCTACCAGCTGCTTGAATCATTATTCTATAAGAATAATTTTGTGAAAAGAAAACAACGGTATCAGTTTCAATACAGTTCCATCCTTCCGATCCAGCAATATATTGAACCAAATATAACCAACTATCTGTATTTGGAATCGGTTCATGCTTATGGCCATTCCATTCCGAATATGATATTCCATTTTTCTTTGCAAATTTTCTTAGAGCGCTAAGTTCATAATTAAAATTATAGAATAAAACGATTTTGTTATGCTCTTCGAATATTTCTTTTAGTTTTACCAATCGATCAGGATCTGAATTTGATACTCTTCGTAAAAGATAACATAGTTTTGAAATGTCTCTTATTGGAGCATTATCATAAATATCCCAACGATCATACATCACTCTTCTTTGTTTTTCTTTATCAAAATTACAGACTATTCTTTTTTCATGAGAAATGGTTTTTCGAGTGAAATGCATATCTACAGTTATTTGATTTTTTAATTCTATTAATTTTGTTATTTGCAAATATCTTTCAACTTTTGGAAATTTTGTAAATCGACTATATACTACGTGTCTTCTTATAAATTCTGTTCTATTTTTATAAAACCCATTTGCAATGAAGACGGGGATTAAATCCATCCACGTATCAGCGGGAGTCGCAGTCAGTAATATCCATTGATTATTCTTTGCTATGTTAATGAATGACTTAACCCAAACTCCACTTCCAATTACTCGCTGTTCATCAAATATAAAGAAGGCATCTTTAATGGATGTATAATTTTTAATTCTATTCCAACTATCTACCTTTTTTATTATTAATGGTATATTCGCTGCTTCCTTGACCCAATCCAAAGTATCTCTTTTTCTAGCAGTTGTTATTACATATAAATCTTTTTTTAGACGCATAGGGGAATAAGTATCGTCGCCTTTTTGTAAAGTAATTCCTCCACAAATTTTTTCATAAAAATATACCAGCGACGTTAATGTTTTACCCGAGCCAACTCCGCCAACTAGAATTGACCCGGGTTTTAATTTCTCTATGGCCTTTTTTTGATGGTCATAGAGGGATATCATGGTTAATCCTCTATCCTTTGACAAGTTCCATCAATGAGCTCATAACCAGGCTCACATAAAATATTCTGAGCAGAATCAGGGGCGTTTTCAAAATCATACTTTGATTCCCATGGATCCGGCTGAATTGTTACATACATGGTTTTCAAATATGCCTTGACCCCTGTCTTTCCTCGAACATTCCAGTTATAAGGATTGAGAGTTAAATCAACCCGCAAAATATCAGCCCAATCTAAAATGTTAATATTAGCTGCGGTCATAAGCGAGGTAGTCTTATTTGGATTTACCAAAACGATTTTCGGAGGATAAGGATCAAAACTAACCGCTACACTCAAATATGGCTGCTTTTCATCATCCTCATTTTTTGGATCCAGCCACTTAACATTCCATCCCTCTTCCTCCAACTCTAAAGCCTGTTCCACATTATCAAGAAATACAACAAAATTTCTATTGCCTTCGGGATTAAATTGACCGCCTTTTCCAGCAAAATTTCGAAATCCAATTCTTGCATCTGCGATGTTTATATTATTAGTTACTCGTTTTTCTTGTGTCATAATTGTCTCCTTTATGAAATATCATCTGCGGCGAATGATTCAAAATCGCCAAATTTATTAATTGTTTCTATTGCTTTATCAATCAAAGTATTAAAATATTCGAAATCTATGTTGGCTTTATAATCAAGATCTCGAACAATTTCTGCTTCTTGCCACCGATAACCTTTTGTTCCGGTAATGGCATAATATTTATCATTTTTGACTCGATATAATATGCCTCCACCAAGACCAGGTTTAATTGGACAGAATTCTCCTGCCCTACCAACAAATTTAAGATTATGTTCTCCTTCCGGAAGATCTTCATCAAAATCTAAATATATCTTTGAATCTCCAGTTACGGTTCGCACTTCACATAAATCACTAAATTCGATAGGCTCTTTAGTAAATAGCTTTTTGAAAATATAGGGATGCTGAAATTGTGCTCCGGTTGCAGTCCATTTACCAACGTCATCTTTATGTTGAGAATATGAATATTTAGCAATGTAAACAGCATCATTAACCAAACAAAACTTTTCATACGTGGCCTCATGTTCAAATTCATAATCATACTTTTTAGCAAATTCTTTACAAAAATCAATTATTTCTTGATCAGCATTTGGTATTTTTATTGAATCTGTCTTAATATGAGCAACAGTATATCCTCTTTTTTGAACTTCATCCTGCAGTGTTCTCATAAATAATGCACCACGTAAAGCAACAATATTATTCACATTCTTTGGGTGTTTCATTACATTTGAAAATCTAGCGGAAGTTAATCCATAAGTAGAATTTAATGCAATCTTTAAGGCATATGACAAGTCTTCCATAATACTTTCATCCTTCAAATATGGGGCAAGCTTGCCATCAAACATCTCGGATGCTGCTTTTTTGTCTCCTCTTTTAATCGCAACGCGAGCATCTTTAATCTGTTCATAATTTTTCGTGTATTTGCCAAAATAGTTCATATTAATTAAGGAGGTCGGATGCATAGATGCAATATCAATAAGAGCAACATTTGCATACATGCCTGGCTCGGAATATACATAGCCGCCAAATCCAACATCATCTCCTCGATACATATTATGAAACTTCTTTCCATCAATTTGTTTCCACTCATAGCCAGGAAATGTTTCGCTTAAATCTGTATAAACTAATTGCGGATCTTTATCATTTCCAAATATAAGTCTTGTTACAAGTTGATTGGTAGAATTATTAGGAGTCATGCCAGTTAATTCGGCCAAAATTCGTCGAGCCGCCCAATCTGCCTTCCTGTCATTAAAAGTTGCTTCTGTAATTGTAACATCATTTACACAATACTCTGCGGCTAAATCCCATTTATCCTCTGGGACAGGTTCATCCCAAGGGAATGCGAATTCATTATGATGTAATCCAAGCTCAATCCCGAATTTCTTAAGGCTTTGTTTTTTATTTGAAAAGTCATAAACATCGGTATAGGAAAGATTATACGCTTCCCTAAATAAATAATTATTTCCGGCTTTAGAAACTATGTTTTGACTAAGCTGGTATAATTGATCATTACTATATCCAATATAACGAGCATATAAAATATGATTATCATATCTTCGATTATTAAATCCGATAAGTTTGAATTTAAGTAGGTCCTCAATCTCTATTGGTGTTGGGTTAATGAGTTTTACTGGCTGATACTTATCGCCCGCTAGCTTATATACCACAATAAATAAATTAGGAAATACTTCAACATCAAAGAAGACATGATCTTTTATTTCATAGTCTGTATATGGAATGCTTTCTCTTTCTGAAGCAAATTTCATCTGCGGGATAAGAGATACACAATAATCAGATTGATTAGTTGAATTCATTGCGAATGTTAAAACTTGGCCGCGCATATCACTTACATCATAAATCAAATCCGACTCATACGCATCATCTAAAATCTTTTTAATAAAATCTATACTTGGCTTTGTGGCCGAATGATACTCTTTGTTTAAGTTATTAACGATTAATCTACGTAATGCCGTTTCGGTTTTAACGGTTTGACTATTTATCATACTTATTCCTCCTTTCTTAAGAGGCAGGCCGGATGAAATATGCCTAATTGGAAGATCATTACATAAACTTAATTGTCTTCTTAAACTACTATTACCAACGGAAACTTTAATCTCTATCCCATCAGAATATATGCGACTAAGGGTTTTTGCATCTCCATCATAAATATAATGTAAATGAATTCCCGCACCGCTTTTACTAAATTCGGCATAAGTTGGTGGCCATGTGGATGCTTCTTTTAAATTTCTATCTCTATCTTTTTCTCCTTTCTCATTTTTTAAATCAAAGTCTATTACAATGTGATTTTCATCAAGCTGAACATAATGAAGTTTAGCTGTATCCAAATCGGAAAGTTTTGTTTTGCAATTTTTCCATTTAAGATATGGAGTACCATTATCATTTGCGTACTGGGCGGGTCTATCTGCACATTCCTCGTCAAATATGGAGTCTGTCTGATCTAAAACAAGCTCCCACTCGGTGTCTTCTGGCTCAGAATAAATAACTGCCCTATTGGTATCAATTGACTCTGGTTTGAAATTCCAATATACAGACCTTCTTGCTTTACCGTCAATCCTTTTTTGATCTGCATAATCTCTAAAATATGCCTTTAGTTCTTCTCTAAAAGTATGCCTTGGTAAAATATAACCATTACCATTTTCCTCACAAAACTCTTTATACATTTTATAGACTTGACTTAATTGCACATACTCGATTTCTTGAAGAAAGTAAAAATAATTTTCTTCTACAAAGTTAAATACGATGTTAGTTTGGAACATCATTTCTTTTGGACGATATGAATCGTAATGCTTCTTACCAAGATTCTTATAAATATCAATACATTTATAAGCTATCGCTCCAAGCTCGAATTCTATCTCATCCATAATATGATCATACTCTTTTGGGGATAGGTGCCTTCCACTTGGCTTAACGTCGATAAGCCTTCTAGTTATGCCGGATTTACTATCAGTAATTTTGACTGGCTGGTTTGTCCCCATATATAAAAAGCAATTGATAGGCATGGAATATTGGGACTTATGTTTCTCATTAATTACAACCTCTTCGTGAGATATGATTGAATTCAAAGTACTGTTATCTAAGATTTTACTTAAATCGCCATCGTGTTGAATTGCGACTAATGGATTATTCTTAAATACTTCTGTACCAAATATGTTATTATTTCCAACCAATGCCTTTGCATTAAAAGCTATGTAATATCCCTCTACTAATTTCTGAAGAATATTTAAAAATGTGGATTTACCACTTCCGGCCTCACCATATAAAACAATAAATTTTTGAATCTTCTTACTGTCACCAGTTAATACTGCTCCAATTGACCATTCTAATTTTTGTCTTTCTTCTTCATCATACAGTACGGACATTAAACGATCATATGCTTTGACCTTACCTTCTTCTAAATTGTATGGGAGATTATGTGTTGAATAACTGGATTTTGTTATGTTATCATTTGCGAATAGAATTTTATTATCAATTGGATAGTAATTATCTGGCATACTTCTAATAAACTTAATCCATTGATTCCAAGCGCCGGTTGAATAACTGGATAATGTCTTTACATTTACATGCGTCTCCTCTCCCAAATATTTATCTTTATACCTAAATAATTCCTGGTCAACTAATCGAACTACTTCCATCTCATCCGTTAACCAAGACTTTTGTTCTTCATCCCATATTGCGTAAAAGGATCGACCGCGAACCATAAGGTCCTTACTCTTACATACCTTAAAATCTGGATATATCTCTACCATTCCAGCGGGTCTGTTCTTACTTTTATTTATTGCTCGCTTTTCTATGATTTCTAAGAAATCCATCAATATAAGGACCTCCTTTCTTTATGTTTTTTGTCTAGTGTCACAAAATCCCACTTTTTTTGCCAACTTTCCCTATATATTTTTTTTTATTATAAAAAAAATTTTGTAGCGTAAACTGATTTTTGGGTGCAAAACTGTGACATTTTACCCAAAATAGGGCTTTTTTATCAAATTTACCCGTAAAAATACCCTTTTTGCTGTCACACTTTTGTCACACTTTTGTCACATTTTTGCATTTGTCACACTTTTTTGTGACACTTTTTCAAAACTGTGACACTTTTTGTGACACTTTTAACGATTAAAATGGATAATTCACAGACAAATATGTCATCATTTGATACCATAATTCAACTTTATGCTGGGGTTTATGTACACCCCGGCGCCAATTTTTAATTGGAAATATAGAACCTCTGCCATCCGATAAATATTGGCGTTCTAAAAATTTAAGCAGTATACTATGAATCTCTAATTCATTTTCTTCCGTAACGTTTGAATCTGTAAAGATAAGTAAATCTAAATTATCAAGAAACTCCCAGAATAAATCCACATAATCTACATCATATCCTGTTCCACTAATGTTCCATTCCATACGTTTACTTAACGCTATTAGCATTTCAAGCATCCTACAAGGCCCAAATAACTCCCGGCCTTCATAGAATACCCCATCTCTTAGCATTAGCCCATCTTCTGCTCGATTTTGATCGTTCGGAAGGACACTATAAAACTCTTTTTGCCACAAAATATCAAGAAGAATTTCATAATAAGGACTTTCATGATTTTGAACTTCGGTTTTTAAATAGTTCGCATATGATTCTTCAGTTTTATCAGTCATAATAGTGTACCTCCTTTCTTGTCAGAGAAAAAAAGAGAGGCATGTTACTAACCTCTCTTCTTTTCATAAATATAACTAAATATTAGCCCTCTTGTTCCAGATCATTGTCCATTGGAATATCATTGTAATTGATTTTTTGATTTTTAGGACGTTTGTAGGGTGTGGTTTTTGGCTTTCGGGGTTTTTCTTCTTCATACTCCATCGATCTGGCATCCATGGCCTCTTTCGTTCGAGCTAAACGACGATAATTTTTTTCTTTATCAGTTTCAAGTCTGATACTAACCTCCTCGTTATAAGATTTACTAAGGGCGTGAATTTCATAATCAGTTTCGATTGTTTCAGATCGTACAAATACTGTTGACTTACGCTCAACGGCTTCTTCCCAATCCCATCCAAGAATATCATATGGACTGTGAAGTATTTCATCATTCTCAGTGCACATAATACTGTCGAACCGATAATAATACAGATCAATCTTTTCATAACCGTTATCCTGCATAAATACAGTATAATCGATTAAATATGGTTCATCCCTCGGTTCTGGTTCGTCATCTTCTTCCAAATATTCTGGATGCTCCTCGTCTTCAAGATCATCATCATCATACTCGACATATTCCACTTCATCGAAAAACTCTGGATCGATATTACCCTCTATTATAACACCATCTTCAGTGGTTTTTACGCTTTGAACTTTTCCAATTAAATCTTCTGGGGAAGGCTTTGCATATCGTTCAACTAATTTCCGATTTTCTTCTTTTTCTTCTACTTCGATCTCATTTGCATACTTTTTTGTAAAATATGCACGGACGTCCATAATCTCTTCCTCAGCAAGTTCTTGATAGTGCTCTTCCAGCAATTTCTTTGCAATGAAGAACCCGGCTCCTCCACCGGCCACAAAGGCAAGGCCGATAATTAATAGTGCTTTTGGGTCACTTGTTTGTATTTTCATTTTTTTCCTTTCCATTTAACTCATCAAAACTAAAAGATATGGCGCCCGTTACCATCAATAAACCTCCGATAAATCCGAGGGTATTAAGGATGGACATTCCTGTGGTATTCCGCATAAGTATAAAACCCACAAGAAAGAACAGGATAGTAATAATCCATTCGATTCGTTTTTCCTTTTTAATTTGTTTATGTTCTTCGGCACCTTTTCCCAGATCATAAAGATGATCTGGTTTGTTCTTTTGTAAATAGTCATTTAGATCATTTAAACTTTTTGTTAATTCATCTTCAACCGGTGTCATTGTTATCTCCTTTCCCAGTGTATCTCAACTGGTTCGCCATAGTAATTTGTAACGTACATGTATTCAGCATCATAGTTTTTATGCATGTCCATGAGCAAAGTTTCCCGCTGTAAAGCAGTAAAACCAAACTCAGTAAGGTCTAAATATATTTCGCCATCCTCATCCATCCATAAATTGCTTTCTGCTAAATAATAGACTGGTTGCGCACTGTCCGGAGGAAAGGTTTTGTCGAACATTATTTACTCCTTTAGGATATCGCCATGCGAATCCGTCGTACATAAGATTCAATTTTTGCTTGTTCTGCTTTTGTTTTAGGGTCTTTATACCGATAAAATGCATTCCGTAATGAACTGAAATATACTGAATTGCCATTTTTATCAGTAACTACCCATCGCCGTCTTCCCATAAACTCGCCACGACTTAATGTCATCCCTAACTCAGCTAGCATTTTCATTAATAATCTTTTGGGGACTCGCCCCCGTGTATCTTTAGCCATCATACTCCTTTTTAGTTGTAATACATGGACATCAATCTTCTTTTATTCCAGTAGCATACATAATAAATATCATTATGTTAAAAAGTATTTTAACCATGATGTGGTGAAATTGTATCTTTGTGCTGGCCGTAGTTATTGCATTCCTTATATCTTCAATTTTATACGCATTTATTTCAGCCATTATTCTCCTTTTCATTTTTTAAATATGAATGTAACATTCCTAAAACACAGGCAGGACAGAATTTTCCACCCATAATATTGTCGGCCATAACGGTTGCTAAAATATCATCATTGCATGGCTGTCCGCATCGAGAACACTGTGTAATTGTTACTTCTTCGATTGGTCTAATTTCAAAGTCGGCCTCCACAAATGATGGTTCTGGTGCTGAATATAAATGTTCAATTCCAGTAATATTACGCAGGGTTATTATTGCCTCGAATGAATTGCCCTCTTTATAGAGAACCTCAAACATCTCCTCAAAATTATTAATAATTTTAGTTTTTAAAAGACGTTTAGTACTCTCTTTATCTGGCCAGCGAATTTGATATCGATAGATCGATTTTAATTCATTCGGCATGTTTAAGCCTCCATCTTATAGGTGACTTCTTTTTTCGTAACTTTGATGATACGTCCTAAGAAGCCGACCCTACCTTTAGAGTCTTTGAATTCTCGCAGCTCTCCCACCTGACCCCTGCGAACAGGACTAAACTTTGAATTGTATCGTGTAACTTCCATTCCTTTTTTTAACATCTTCTTCCATTCCTTTTTTCTTATATCGGTGAATATAATTTTAGTCGTTATCTAAACTTTTAGGAGGAATAACCACCTCCCAATTTGTTAAAATATCCTCATTGGTCATTTTGGATACTTTTCCATCTTTTAAAACTAGCCATTCTCCTTGACGTATAGTTATACGCTGACTCCATGGTCCTTGGTTCACAACAAAGGCGGAAATATCATTGGTAGCAACACTTCCGACTGACCAAAAACCGTCATTGGCAACCTCTTTTAGAAGAAATCCAATTTCATCAACATTCTCTTTAGTAAATCGAACAGCTTTAATGAATTCTGGAACTCTTTTTTTAAACTTATGTAAAGGCATAATATCACTCCTAAACCGATAGGGCCAGTAAGTTTAAAAACCAGGCTCCGATTCGTGGAACTAAGTACATATAGCCAATGATAAACATTATTAATACTGCCACAAATATCAATAAATCGGTGAACCAATCATGATTGCTGTACTTCATTTTATTCTCCTTAATATGATTTTGAAAGAGTAAATTCGAATTCCTCAATCTCTGATAAGTTCAGAGTGGTTGTTTGTGTAGTAAGACGATCTTCTGTTATTATTTTTAATCTTTTAGTAGTGGCATTAAACTCCAAATATATTACATCATCATGAGCCAGGTATTTTCCACTTTGCACCGCTTCAAATTCAAACCTTGGGTAAGAATCCATTTTATTCTCCTTTTAGTAATATCCGTCATTATCTTCTTTTAAACGACGGTGAAGTTCTTTCTTTATTTGAATTTGTTTTAAATTTGTTACGAACTGATTTATGGCATTGAACAATCCGAAATTAAAAAACATAGTCGCCATTAAAAGCGCAAAGATTTTCCAAGGTTCTGCATCGCAAACAGATTTAACAATTAGTACTGCTATAAACATTAACGCTGCATTGAAAATATAAATTAGTGTATTCCTAAGTGTGTTATACTCCATGCTTTTCTCCTTTTAAAATTCTATCAAATTCTGCTCTTATTACTTCTTCCCAATCTTTTTTAAGAGCTCTTTCGATTTCTTGTTGCAAGAACATTAGTTTTTCTGCCGAGACCATAATGGATTTGGGATCGTCTTTACAAGGTTCTTTTAAAGAAACCTCATATAGCCCTCTTGCCAAACGATGCAAACTAACGGTTATTCCCTCAAATTCACCCTCCCAAATTTTAGTCATTTATTTTCTCCTTTTAGAAAAGAAAATAGCCTAAGATTTCTCTCAGGCTATTTCTTTACCCTTATACAAGTTTCATCTTTGCGTTTTAAAATAGATTGTATCAGCAAGTCCGATAGCAATATCGGCAAGCAATACGCCGGTTGATACTGAAACTGCTCTTTTAACAATGCGCGAAGTCTTTTCTTGTTTAGACTCATTTACATTGTCATTAAGAGCTTCTTCAATAGCAACGGACACCGTTGTGCCAACTACAAGTATCGTTCCTAATACAAAAAGTGGTCTTAATTCGCTATCCATTTTTACTCCTTTAATATAGTGGGTTCATTATACCCTTTGTTTTTATTGTCTTTTAGATATGTCCTTTAAGTTCCGGAATCTTAAGTTCAACATAATCTTTAAATCCAGTTTCTCTGATTATCTTAAGTCCAACTTGTTTATTGACACGGTTTGCAAAACTAAGCCATTTTCGATCTTGTTCTTTTATAACACTGAGCATCGTCGAATTGGATTCCGAATGGCGCATTTTACAAATCTCTTTAACCTCATTTAAGAAATCAGCTAATATGGAGAAAATTTTATTATTTATTGCATCGGTGGTCTCATAGGGAATCCCGGCAACAAATTCATTTGCATACTCTTTAGCTTTTTTCATCATTTACTCCTTTGAATGTCCTATTCAACATTGGTAAGATCAAGTGAATATCCGTTGTGCCAAAAGTTTCGAAAAGAACTTTATCATCATAAGCTTTCTTCATCGCTTCTTTTAAAATTGGCAGCGACTTTTTAAGTATGCGTATAATTTCATTTACCACCTCTACCAATTTGGCGCAAGCTTCAATAAACGCCTCAATATACATCTCTGAAACTTTATTAATTTTTGCAATTTCTGAATTCATCTTAGAATCCTCCCTCTGGAGATACTAAATGTGCAAGGTAACTAAGCGCCTCATCATGCTCAGTAAATACAATGTCCGCAGCCTCAAGAATGAAGGCATGCCTATGAATATTATCCTCTTGCATAGTAAGAACAGTATGCTTTCGCAAAATATGACCCCAGGCTAATTCCATAGTTGAGCCAATGGAAACGTGATTCGCCATACTCAAATTGCAATATAGGACATCGCACAAGGATACCATCCAGCAATCACGCTCAATAATAGCGTGGTTTGTTGACATTGGATAACCGGCATAGCCTTCTGCTTTGAATTTTAGTTCGTTTCGAAAATATCCCTTAGCTGTTAATGGACTAAATACTTGATAACCCATTCCCGTCAAAACGGACTTTACATTTTTAAAATATGAGAAAACATCTTCTCCACTTAATCCGCTAATAGATGCGGCGGTATAGATTTTCATAGCTTTTCCTCAATTTCTCGCATTCCGTTTTTATAGAAATTTAACAGCGGAGTTACGAATTTATTTTCATTTCTTCGGCATAAAGACTGTATTGTATTCATATTTAATCCACCCATGATGATAAAGAAATCTGCCATGTCATTTGTACTTGGAAACATTAAAGTAACATTATGATGAATGATATCGAAATATCGATCTTCTTTTTCGTTAATCATAAGTACTGGAATGCCTGCACCAATTGCAACGCCAACTTCAAATATCAATCCAATCCCAGAAGGATTATCTTCGGACATATATGCAATTACTAAATCCGAGTCTAAAAGATTAATTCTATCCCATTTGGAGTATTGAATCGGATTGGTTAGACCACTTTTCCGAGGATCTACAAATAAAACCTCTGTATAGGCATTAATAAAGTAATCTTGCCAATCGCCATGCATTCCTCCAGACAAATATACTTTTGGTTGTTTTTCGTTTTTTCGAGGGATCGCAGTACTTCTTTTACTTAAATAGTTTTCAAATTCTGAAAATAGCTTATCAAATTTGGTTTTTTCAAAATCTGCGGAATAAAGATACCCAGGAAAGCCCATTCCACCAAGTCTAGATTGCTTAATGGATAAAAATATTTTATAAATCTCTGCAAATAATGTTGACTCTTCCATTTTTATACTCCTTTCAGATAAATATAGGTGATTGTAATACTGCTTCAAGCTTCTGAATCGTTTCCGGTTTAGGAAATTTCTCTCCGTGTTCAATAGTATAAAGAGTATTCTTTCCTAAACCGGCTTTTTTTGATAGGGCCACTTGCGATAAGCCCATCTCTGTTCTTAGTTTTTTTAATCTAATGGCATAGTCTGGAATATGATCCTTCTTATAAACTTCTCTATCATTCCAGCTTTCAATTGCTTTATTTCCGGTGGATTGCATAACGCCCAATTTCCAGCAATTTAAACAGATAACACGATAATTATTCTTATCATATTTTAATACTGTAGGGCCTCGCCTTCTTGTTGGAATGTTATATGGTGATTTACACTTTGGGCAAATATCAATCAGATGATCCATGAATTTTTTCCATGACCTCGCCGAAATCAAAAACGCCATCCTTTTTCAAGCTTTTTAGATAATATATTAATCTATCCATTTCCTCATCTGTAAGTCCTGAATTGGTGGGTTTTGCAGCAAATTCTTCGGTTTCCATAATTTTTGGTTGAGTTCTAAGTTCATACTCATTATTAATAAAATCTGATAATTCTCGAATTAGCTGATTGCGCAAATCCATTACTTCAACAAGTGTTAGGTTTTCAAGTTCAGAAGCTCTAATTTGGATTTTTAAAAGAGAATCATTCTCATTATTTTTATACTCGTCAATTTTTCGTAAGGCCTCATCGAGATACGTTAGGCTATCTAACTTTACAGGATCGATGATGTTTTGTTCTTTTTTCGTAAAATCTTCCATTGCTTGTTTAAAAGCCGCGTTTGCACGGTCTATATCCACCGAAGTAGTAAAGTTGTATGCGACTTTATTATTCTGATCCTTTAGACTTACAGGTTCTGAAGTATCTTTTTTAAATTCTTCAATTTCTTTAAATAGTTCTAAAATTGCGCTTTCTTTTAGAAGCCGATTCGTTTCATAAAGAGCCGGAATATCTAAAGGATCTTCACGTGGCTTTTCATTATACAAACAGATTGCTATAAGAGAATATACTGCTAGATCTAGCAGCGTATCGGTAATATGCTCTCCGACTTGATCGTTCGTAGGATCTTTGGAGAGATTACAAACCCGAATAAACTTATCGCTCATCCGTATGAGGCATCCTTGAAAAGCAGATATACCTAACATCTCGGCCATACGGAAGTTTGCCCAAGGATCGTCCGCGTCCTTACCAGCATAGCCATCGTTTTTACGTTTATGCAGATCTCGAATATCATCTAACAGCTTTATGAATTCTTTACTTTCAGCCATTGAAAACTCCTTCTAATATAACTTCGCCATTTCGGATTGGAAAGATATGAAAATATGTTCCTGCGCGAAGATTGTCTATGAGCTCTGGATGACTTCCTTCAATAAGGGTTCGATATTCCTTTGCAATTTTAATGGCATCGGTTTTGTCTTTGGCCCAAATCCTAATTCTCATATCCATAAATCTAGGAGGCGTCGTGAAAATATCAAACTCGTGGTTTCCACCATAAATGATCATATCTCCAGATTTCAATCCCGTAAGATCCTCATCATTAAAACTACCAGTATCAATGGATAAAATCTCTCCTTTTCGATCAAAATAAACGACCCAATAATTATAATCTTCTGGGAATTTATTTAGGTCCCATTTATCCATAATAAATGGTTCAATGTTTGCCTCGTCATCATTCATTAATTTTTTATATTTTTCAGCATCTTTTTCATTAGAAAACACTGCACAAATATGATACTCAGAATAGTACCCACTCGTTACAATAAAAACTTCAGCCATTGTCTTCTTCCTCCATTAACCATTCTGGGTGATCTTCTCTGGCTTTTGCACATACTGCATTGCCTACGACTTTAAGCCAGGGCATACCAAGCTTTCCATTTTTGTATTGGTCATAATAATCTCTATAACGAGCCATTATTCGTGTTGGAGCATCGGCAATATTTTTTTGCCTCCAAGTATTACCCCATCTTCTTTGGTCTCCTTTAAGTCGAGCTAACATCAGGGGAACAAACTCGCGTTCGAAATAATGTATAAGTATTAAATCGTCTGGATCTTCTTCGGCTTCTTTAAGCAATCTAATCTTTTCTTTTGTAACCACATCATTAAGACGAGAATATAAATACTCAAGCTGTTCACGATCTATATCAACTCTATATACATCATATGGTAAAGCATCGACATTACTAATTTTTGAAACTACTTCTGAACTAGTAATTCCATTGAATACAAGTTGAATTTCTTCCAATATTTCTAAAAGATGCTTAGTCATGGCCATCGGATTTCTCCTTATTAATAATATCATAAGTATCGCTTGTCATTAAAATATAAGCCGTATGATCATTATCGACAGCCAAACCAACTTCAATAAACGGAACTAATCTTTTACTTTCAGTTGGAGCTCCCACCGCCGAATATCTTTTGATTAAAACTCGAAGCAAATCGACGTCAGTAAAGCAGTCAAATATAATCTCTTTATTGCGCTCAAGAAATCCTGCCATTACCTCTTTGGTCTTATCAATTAAGATCTTACCAGATGCAAGGGCATTGGTTAAGCGAGCAATCTCTTCGTTTTTGGCTTTGGTCATAGACAGTGCCCCGATGATTAATCCGAGCACAAATATAAATAGAAATTGAATGAACATTTTATCTCCTTTTAATTGTAACCTTTTTCATAAACTTCTGCTAACATCTTAACTGCAAGTTGAATTTCCATGAATGCCAATGCACTATCATAATTCTTGTAGGCGTCAAATATCAATGGTTTGCTACGAGATAGCTCAAAATCAAACCATAAACGATCGCCTATGTCCGGAACATCTAAGTCATAGTTTAATTCAATCAATTTTAATGCGTGCATATAGTTTGGATCATCGATCGGAATAGACCCATTTAAAATATGCTTCTTAGCATTGACTGGACCCACCCCATTTACACCAGAAACATTATCAGATGAATCTCCGACCATTGCTTTATATGAGTCGAAATATAAAGGCTCAAACTCATACTCTTCTACAAAATTGTTTTTGGTATAGAACACCCCGGGAAATTTATAGATATGACATCTATCATAATGTAGAAGCTGATACAAATCTTTATCCCCGCTAAATATAAATACATCTGTGGTGGACCTTTTAGGTCTTGCCCACGGCAAAGGATCAACACAAATAAGATTAACAATACTTGCTATTATATCATCTGCTTCTGCGCCATCCCTTCTTACTATTTCTGTATCTATATCTTCGAGTATTCGTGGCATTATTTCCCTAAAATTCCTGAAATTTTCATCCTTAACAGGAACTCGATTCTGTTTATATGAGGAATCTATTTTGGTTCTATTCAGTTTGGTTCGGCTCTCTCCGGCAAATATAAATTCTATTGGGGTAGTACCCACTCCGGCCCTTTGAATCAAGAGCCGGAGCGAATCGAGAAACTGTACTATAGGAACCCAAGGATGAAGTTCCCTGTCTTTTATACCACTAAAGTATGACCTATACAAAATGTTTGCATAGTCTACCAGTAACAAGATTTTCGTTAATTGGTCTTCTTCTTTTAATTCTGGTCTAATTGGTGAGAGCTTCTTCATATTATCCCCTATTCGGGCATGTGATCAATGATTGGCCCATCTACATTAAAATCTAACAAGAATGGCTCACCGTTCCGAATGGCAGTATAACCAAGGGTTTGGTTCATCAAAGCATCAACCTCCGGCCCAAAGGAGACATAATTATCTCCTTCTCCCTGCCAACGCCACCCAACGATCTGACCGGCCTTTGTACGAGGAAATCCTAATTCATAATAGACATCATTAAGATATAAATATCCATGTGCCTTAAGATGATCGTTTGCCCATATATTTTTAGCCTTTAAGGTAAGGGCATTATAATCGGGATGTGGCGACCATTGACTACTACCAGTGTAGGTACCGTCTGTATTCCAGACCTGTTTTTCAAATAAACGGGCATACATATCAGTACCAAATCCATCTGGTAAAACCTGAATTTCTTTCTTTACCTTTTTGGTTTTCCCATTCTCATCGGTAACCTTTTCTGTTAGGGTTTGGTATTCTGTACCATAACGGAAATGGAAATCCCGATCTGAACCAAGTTCATCGATTACTCGACTGCGGTACTCAGTAAATGCCTTATCGATTACACGATAGGCAGCGACTAACGCAATATTCCTTTTTCGAAGGATCTTCTGGCCGCCAACAATTGCCACTGCAGATCCAAGGCCCAGCATAACTATCGGACCATATAGAACCACAAAATCTCGGGCAGTTTGAGCATAGACTAATACCGTATCTTGCTTTTCATTTTCTTCAGAATAATCTGGAACAACTTCTAATGCGTTTTTTACATCCGCCATCTTTAATTGATGGTTGGTTAAAATTTGTTCCGCCTTTGTTTCCGCTTTGGCTAATTTATATGCGGCAAATCCAAGACCAAATATACCAGCTATAGTCAAAATCTCTGGAGAGTATTCTTTTACTTTAAATGCTGCCATACTTCCAAATTTTACAAGTTTACCTTTCATGCACGTTAATTTATTTGTGCAAGTTGTCAATTCAGTACTCATTATAGATCTCCTTTTTACTTTAGTAATTTAAAAAAATATAAGAATAGTATTCTTTAATCATTTACCAGATCTGGCAAATGGAATACTACTCTATTATAGGGTTTGTAATTTTTGTAGGCAAATATCATTCATATTGATGGCCTATAAAGGCTAATACTTGCTTACTTTGTTCATTTCGTTTTCCTTGAAGTCGTCCAAGTTCTAAATATATATTGCCATATTGCATGAGCTCACAGTACAATCCCGTCCAAGAAGGAATTTTTCTAAGATCCTCAAAAAAGTATTTTGTAAAGATAATAATCTTTGGTCTTGTCTTTGGGGGGAAGAATTTTCTTGCCGAGAATATAAAACTTCTAAGTTCTAATGGATCATCTAATGGTTCTGAGCCTGCGATAACGATTGTGCTAACCCTGGAGTCTTTTGAAATTGTTTCTAGAATATACTCATCCGGGATTTTTATTATATGTAAACCATATATTGGAAGATGAATTTCCTTTTTCCAAGCAATGGGAGGAACCGATAAAACAGCGCAAGGCTCCTTACAAAATATTTGTGATGTTGAAAATTCAATGAAATGATGTAGATGCATTGCCAAATCCTTTTAATTAGTTAGGAAAAGACTTGAAAATATAGCCAAAACTGCCAGTATAATAATCACAGCTAAGATGAATGACCCTATCTTTTTGGCTATATCGGCAAATTTACTATCTTTTAATCTTATCCTATCGAATGAATGTTTATTAAACATGCTACGTCCTTTCTAAAGTATCGCTCCTCCGAGAAGAAATGAAAGTAATAGTGTAATGAGAATCAATACTCCTTCAAATGCACTCGAATCATTACTTTCGGTTTTAGGTGGTAGTTGAAGAATTAACGGGCCGTTCCCCGGCATTAATTCCTCAACTTTAAAATCTTTAATATCTTCGTCAACTGCGATTTGATCCCAATAATCAGCATCGCTAATTTCTGGAGCACAACAATTAAGAAGATCTTGGAATTCGTCCTTGGCTTCTCTTGGTGTACCAGCCGTAATGTAATAGTGTCTTTTAAATCTATATACTGGCATTTTATCTCCTTTAAATATAAGTTTGGGGAGTGTTTGCTTGTCTGGACTTGCTCACTCCCCAAAGCAGTGCAAACCTGCTTATAGACGAATTGAATTATAAACTTGATTTAGATAATCGCCAAGTTTACGCATTTCTTTAGTTAGAGTCCTAATACGCTCCTCCATTTCGGATCGTATTATATCAGCTCCCGTATTACCGTCTGAAACAACTCCAGCATCAAGTGGAAGTCGAATTGGCTCCAATAATCTTCCCAATTCATGCGCAAGGCCTATGGCATCACACAAAGCTCCATCAAGCTCGTCCAAATCACCGCTAATACAACCAACATTTGCATTTCTTTCGGTTGGACTAGCGAGTTCATTATGTACGTTCCAGTCATCCCGTTTTTTACTAATTCCTTCTGCTTGTACTTGTAAGGGTGTCATTTTATCTCCTTTAAATATAAATAGTTTTTATAGCCCATACATATGGGTTTCGTATTCTTCTTTCTTTTTCTTTTCTTTGTGCCCATCAAATATGGCCATAAGCACAAAGTAAATAATATATAGGTTAATTGCTCCCATTACCACAAGAAATAAATAAAGTAGTACCTGTCTAAGCATTATTTTCTCCTTTCTTAGACTCCTCAACAAGCTGGAAGCCTTTTTCCTCGCACTTCTTACACCGGGTTACATACCACCCAGTAAAAGTGCTTAGAAACCGTCCTGGTGATCCACAAATCTCACAGGTTCTTAAGGCTTTTCCTTCTGCTTCTTTTATGATGCTATCAATCTCATCGGTTGTAGAACTCAAATATATACGCAATCCCCCAAGCTTTTCTTTAATCTGCATTATTTGAATATCAAGATCATCTCGAATTATAATCTCTTCAATTTTCCGCAAAGCTTCATTAATTAGGAGATGCCAGCCTTTTTCGCATTCGAAATGATCAGATAAAATATTAGCACCATCGGGTTTCATAAACCAGAAAAGTAATTTTTGTGAATCTGCAAATTTGAAAGCTTCATCATAAGAATTAAAAGTCCCCAAGCAAGTTGAGGCATAGTGACCACGTTCGGAAGTATCGATGACGATGGTTCCAAACTCATTTTCCCATACGTACCATACAGTTTCTTCGGGCATTATATTTCTCCTTTATTTAAATAGCCTTTTAATCCATTCGGCAATCCAATATCCGATAACTCCTATTAGAAGTAGTGCCAGTATAAACAGACCAAAAATATCACCGGCCGTCCATACAAAGTGAATATTCTCAAACATTTATTCCTCCTTTAAAATAAACGCATTTGACGTTCTTGTTCTTTTTTTTCTTGTTCTTCTCGTTCCTTAAGAGAAGAGAATATAGCAATAATCTGATTATCCGACATCTGGTTAACTTTCTGTTTCCAACTTTTTCCAGGATAAGCAGCTATGATAGCCTGCCTCATTTGATTAACATTGGGCATAAATTCTCCTTTAAATATAAATGATGGAGGATGGATTCGGCCAATGCGAATGCATACATTGTGAAAACCAAACTATTTTTAAAGGAGGGGCCAAACGGTAAAGCGAAACCATACATCATTCTTTATAACATCGACTACCCATCCTCCATCAGGCCAATTTTAAATTTCTCTAGTTCGCGGCAATAAAATTGTATAACCGTCACGAACTCGTTTTACTTGCGCACTACTAATATTTGTCCACCCGAAATTTCCATCGGTAAATGCCGAGTCAATCCCAAGCAATTCGTAATAATCTGCAACAGACGCAACGCCATATTCTTCAATTAGATCAAACAGGCGGCTCATAACTTCTTCCGCTTCTCCTCTAGAAGGGATAATAATATTGTCAAAATCATGCCTTGCTCTTTCAGTTCTTGATAAATATCGACTTTCACGTTCTGGTTCTCGCGTTCTAGTTAATCGATTATAAGGAATATATGATCGTCCTTTATCTCTATATATGTTTGATCGCGATGATAATCCTCTCTGCTCCCCAAAAAGAAGCATCTCAATTCCACCCCCAACGATATCGCTCAATGTCGACTTCATTGCTGGTATTAATATATCATGGAGAATATAGTCTCCAACGCTCCTTGTATCATCACCTAAGAATACTTCTGCAACTTTTTGCCCGAAAGTTTTCTTCTGTTTTATGACTTTTCCGGTAACAACAGGAGCAAGCGTTTTTCTTGTTTCTTCTTTTTCTCGATTCGAATTACCGGGAAAGTCCAAGTCGGTTCTGACTAGTTTTCTTTCTCCCATATTAACTTCCTTTCAATAATCGTTTAAATATAGGCGAACTAAGAGAAATAAGGCCATTTTTCTTTCCAGTTCTACCAAATGCTTCAATTTCAATTAGTTCACCAATCGGTGAATTTTCCATAAAATATAATCGGTCGTCCATTGTATAGCCTGACCCTACTCTTACTGGAACTGTACATCCAGAAACCTCACATATAAGAGCCGAAATTCCACCCTCTATTTTAGTCCCTTTATCTGCGAATTCTACATCAATTACAGTTCCAACAAATTCTTCCACTCTTTTTACTTTAATCAATGATGTGCTTCTACCATGAATATATGGGGCATCTAAATCCATTAGCATTAAGCCTTCTTTATTCTGTGAAAGAACATCATTCATTAATTCGGCCAATGTATGAATATCATTTCCATGTAATACCCCATACCTTTGCACTTCAAATATAGGTGCCTTTAAGGGAATATCGGCAAATGTTTCTGCCAACTGAATTGTTCGTTCTAAGCCGCTTCGAATATCTCCATCTGGTTTAAACATATCAAAACAAATAGCAGATAGTTTTTCTTTATTATCGCCATACTGCTGAGAGGCTAATCCAATTGTTCTGGCCCTAAGAAGGAAAGAATTTTCATCCGAAAAATATAAATCTGTGTCAACCAATTCGCAATCGTAAATTATTTCCCTGGGGAATTTTTCGTTTTCTAAATATGATGTTATATGTTTAAGCCATGGATCAGATTTACCACTTCGACTATATGCTTTAACGTCCCCGTTTTCGGTTTTATAAAAGAGACGACGGACACCATCGATTTTTTCGGTAATGCGCCATAGTTTGTCGGCAAGAATTTCATTTGGATCGTAATTTCTTAAATTTACACCAAGAGCTGGATTAAGTTCCATCGTCACCTCCTTTTTTTTAAATATAAGTATATAATTAAGGTATAGCGCCATTAGGTTGCGGCGCCATAGGCACGCTCCTTTCTTAAAAGAAAATAGCCTAAGATTTCTCTCAGGCTATTCGCTTTTTCAACACATTTTTTTTCCTTGAATTGTATTGTCTGAATTAATTTGTTCAAGTAATTCGGAAATATACTCTTGTTCTTCTTTTACCCATGCTTTGTCCGCATTTTCATCTGCGGCCATTGCAAGACCTAAAATTAGACTACCAAGTGAAATTTCCTGTTTTTGTTCTTTGTCATTCATTTCAACTCCTTAGAATATAATGGTTTCATTATAGGAGTTGTTTTTGTTGTCAAAACGTCTTGAGTTAGGCGGCCTCAACAACTGTTTCGGAAACTTCTTCCATCGCAGCCGCAATGTTCTCAAGTTCATTAGGAACTTCGGTTCCGTACTGAACAGCTTTAACAAGCACGAATGCGCCAACTGCAACACCAACGGCAATCCCCGCGGTTTTCAATGGATTTTCTTTTACGAAACTAACGACTTTACTAATTTGCTCTTGCATTTTTTTACTCCTTTTAAATTAATAGTTTTTGATTTTATGTTTTTATGCGATATACTATTCTATGGTTTTTCGATGAAAATATAATATTTGCCGTCGGGCTCCTTTCTAATTACTCCATCATTTTCTATAGACGTTTCACTCATCCACAATTCAGCTTCTTTATACGAATTAAAATGCATTTTTTCATACTGTTTCATCTTGAAATTCGTAATTTTAATTCCGCCGCTTCCACTATATCCTTCCATATTACCTCCTTAACAAAAAGTAAAGCCTAGGTTTCCCTAGGCAGTACTTCTTCTGATTCCGTTTTCATAGATTTGATTTTTTGAATCGTTTCCTTTCCAAAATCAGTGACTTCAGTTACAATCTTCTCCGCAGAAGCGGCAACAGCCGCTCCAACAGTAGTCGCAATCGTTACCTCTCCAATTTTCACGAGTATCTCTGACGATTTACTCATGACTACATCTTTGGTAACTTTCTTGACTGTCAGCTTGAGGACTTCCTTCGCTCCCATGGAGCTGATCGTTCCTGTCACTAATTTCACAATGGGAATTACATTCATTTCTAATCTCCTTTACAAATAGTGTGGTTTCATTATACCCTTTGTTTTTATTGTACTATCCCTTGTATAATATTTTTCCAACAAAATTTGCAACAGCGGTTGTAGAACTGATCGCACAATATCCTGCAATTACCTTATGCCAGCTTTTAATTTCGGCCGCTCTCTGTTTATCAAAATTTTCATCCGGCTTGTAAACCGAGTTCAAACCTTCAGAAACTGCATTGAATGTAAGAATTGATGTTCCGACAATCGCCGTTATTAAAATGTATCCTTTCATTTGCTCTTGCATTTTTACTCCTTTTCAGATAGTACTGGTGAATTAATATCTTTTTTTTATTGGATCTGGTATTTCGGCACATTTTTCTGCATTAATTGGCCAATCATGATATTTTAATTGATTAAATATATCCAGAGGATTTGTTAATACCTCTGGATACCACACTTCATCATAAGTAATACTATGTTCTTTGAAGAATGAAATATCTAAAAGAGCAGTTGTTAATAGTCGCATAAGTTCATCATCGTCTAATTCATTGCCCATATGAATACGAACACGTTTTGCAGATTCAAATACTTCATGAATATCTCTTCGCATCATTACCGTTTTAAAGACAACATTTTTAGGCATTGTCCTTAACTCATCTACTTTATGAAGGAAAAGTTTTACTAATTGTCCTTCATACATAGCAGGAAAGTTCTTTTTATGCCGAGCCTTATAACCAAGCTCATAATATCCGTTTCTATTTGGTATATATCCATTTATAATTTTATCTCGTTTTGTATTTGATTCTTGATATGCTCCTTTCATTCCTCCAGCAATTAGAGATTCCATCATCATTGACGTTCCGCTACGAACCAGACCAGATACTACATAAACAATTTTTTGCTTCATCATTTTATCCTTTGAAATAGTTTATGAAAAAGAAAAGGGTCTGTTAGACCCTAGTCTTTTGAAACGGCAAAAAGGGTCTTTTAGACCCTAGTCTTTGAGACGAAAGAAATCGCCTTGCTTGAGATAATGTCCAATTTCTCGTGTCCGATGATCAATAATATGCCCAGTAGATTAGTTGCCGCCGAGACGATCACGTTCGGGTCAACCTTATCAAAAAACCGTTTGTCTACAGATTCTTTTTCTGTAGGCTTTTCTTCTTTTAACAAATTGGCCAAAACCTTGAGCCTCTCGTTCAGGTCTCTAAACTTTGTGGGATCTTTTTCTTCCATCATTTCACGGATGATTTTTCTCATCTCTTTGCGAAGTTCCTCTCTCGTTTCAAGATCTACTATGGTTTCCATCTTTACTCCTTTCTAGTGGTTTCATTATAAGGCATGTTTTATTTGCGGGGCGTGACCTCATAACTTAAAACCAGACAAGGTTTTCCATCTTTAGTTAACTGACTTGAGAAATTTATTTGTATTAGGCCATCATCCACATTAAATCCTAAATCATAGCCCAAATCTGTGGGGTCTAATCCCAGTTCATAATAAAAATCATTTAGTGAAATAAATCCTTCAAGCATCAGTTCACGATTTGTTTCGTTTATTTTTTGTCTAATCTTTTCAATATCCGATTGAAAATATCTTCCACTTAAAGCATCAAGGCATAATACATCCCCAGATCCAGTAATTATCACATGTGTTTGAGGATTTGCAAATACTTTATCTTGATCAATCGCATCACGAAGTACTTGCTCTTTCTTTTCTCCTATTGTTTCTACAACTTTTTGACGATATTCATTTAGTGTAGACTGGGTTATAGAATATAATCCAACAAGGGCCGCCTTTTTCCTTTCATTAATCGTATTGGCCCCAAGTATTGCAACCGTCGTTATGATTACACTAGCCGCTGTTGGAATATAAAATTTCCATGCAACTTTGATTTTCTCCTTCGTTGTTTCGCACTCATATTTTCTTATGGCTTCTACTGCCTTCGGGGTTGCGTCAATCGCAAAGACCGTTGAAGTAAATAAACCTGTAATGGCTATCCCCGTAAGGATATGAGTGCTGTTTTGTTCGACAAATCTTCCAAGTCCCTTCATGCTTTGTTTTATACTAAACATGTGTGCTCCTATACTTTATGGTGAATAAATATAAATATGGCTCGGTGCGAGATTCCGCGGTTAATTTTATTCTCTACCCGACTTACGCTCCGCTTCTTTAAAAAGACCATAAAAGTTTATTGTTTAATACCGCAAAATTCCCCCAAATATCGCTCTTTTTCGCCAGTGAGATAGCGAAAACGGCGAATATCAAAATCGCTAATTGGAGTATAGTGTTGTCCCTTAATCAGCATTGTGCTGAACACGAGCTGATTGTCTGACATATGACGATCTCCACTATAAGTAGAAGCATTGCCATTGGTCTCGTTGTGCAAACGAATAATCTCATTCGCAGCGCTAATAACCCCCTGAATGGCCTCGTTAACAGTAAGACCACAATACTGAATCATGTGAATGACCCAAATAAAAATAAAATTTACGATATCGCCGGGCATGTTTTTCTCCTTTCAAGAGAGTTAAAAATTTGATAAATGTGAAAGAAATAAAAGGCTAAGTTTTAACTTCTCTTAGTCTTTTATTTTTGAAATATTATTTAACGGTTAAATTGTTCCGCAAATGTATCAATCTTTTCTCTTTGATTTTTGATACGTTTATCAATCTTACGACTTATAAGAATTGCTCTTACAGCCGAAACAATTGATATCATAAAAAAAATTCCTGATATAACTAATACTATAGCAAACATTTTTAATCTCCTTTTAATAGTATGGTTTCATTATAGGAGTTGTTTTTATTGTAGGAGAGAAAGAAATAAACCGATGTTTTGGTTTACTTCTTTTGAAACTTAATCTTCGGGCTTTTCATTTTTTTGAATAAAATTCCTCTCGGATCATTCCTGCCATTCCAAGTATACCGAAGAGCAGATACATGACTCCAAAAATTGGATGATATACATCATCAAATTTGAAGAAGAACAAATACGTTCCCCAAGCAACTACGGAAGTGTACAAGAATATCTGAATATAAAAAATTATTCTACTCATTTTTAAACTCCTTTTAATAGTGGTTTCATTATAGGAGTTGTTTTTATTGTAGGAGAGAAAGAAATAAACCGATGTTTTGGTTTACTTCTTTTGAAATTTAACTTTATGGTTTATTGATTGTAATCTTAACGATTCCCAATTCTCGAATCATTAGTGCAATAAATACTGCTACGATGATCACTTTCCCAAAAGGGATCACCGAAACAATAATCGATACAATAACAAGTGTGAATAGGGCTTTAATTAACCTCTTCATTTCAATTCTCCTTTTAATAGTATGGTTTCATTATACCCTTTGTTTTTTTTGTAGGTAAGGAGAGAAAGAAATAAACCGATGTTTTGGTTTACTTCTTTTGAAACTCAATTGAATATAAAATCGAGCGACTCTGCATATTTATCTGAAAGTTCCTCAGGCTCTACTCCTGCAATTAGAGCAAGTATAGTGAAGCTTACAATATATAAAAATACTGCAAGCGACCCAATAATTGATTTAATTACAACTAATATAACCATGAGAACACGTAAAATAAATTGTTTCATCTTAATCTCCTTTAATAGTTAATGGTTTCATTATACCCTTTGTTTTTTTTGTAGGTAAGGAGAGAAAGAAATAAACCGATGTTTTGGTTTACTTCTTTTGAAACTTAATCTTCATCTAAGAATGTCTTCATGCTCTTTTCTAAATTTTTCATTGTTACTTGTGCAATGTATGGCGCGATGATTGGGGACAATAGTAGTTGAACTACCGCCCAAATAGCTTGCGCTAATACGAGTGCAAAAATAATCAATACGAAATCTACAAATGTAAACATTTTTAATCTCCTTTAATAGTTAATGGTTTCATTATACCCTTTGTTTTTTTTGTAGGTCTAATAAAGGAGAGAAAGAAATAAACCGATGTTTTGGTTTACTTCTTTTGAAACTTTTAATCTTTGGATTTGTCATTTAGAACGCTCGCGGCTGCGAATAATACTAGCAGCCCTGTAATGTAGAACGTCCCTACCGTATAGAGGCTATCCTGACTTGCGCCAGTAAACACCAATACGGTGAGGAACACCCCACCCAACAAGGCAAATAATAAATATCCGATTTCCTTTAGTACTTTCATTTCAACTCCTTTTAATAGTGGTTTCATTATAGGAGTTGTTTTTGTTGTAAGAAAAATAAAAGCCGATGTTATGGCTTCTATTTTTTACCAGTTAGTTAATAGTTGATAGTACATTTAAAATTTCTAGATAATTATTTTTGACTGCTTGTCCTAATAAGGTAGCAACAATAATAACAATTAATGCAACTACCATAAATAAGAAAAAACGTTCACAAATCAAATCTACAAATTTTGTATTCATTTCAACTCCTTAAAATATAGTGGTTTCATTATAGGAGTTGTTTTTATTGTAAGAAAAAAAATATACGGTACGTTAATTCTGCAACCAGTAGAGGCGTCCTAATAATCTAAGACACCTCTACTCTATTCTAAATATAAATATTAACTATCGGCTGTGTAACTTAAGATTGCACCTTTAGCATAAACATACGCAATTGCAGTATCCAATGGATCATTGCCAACTCGCCCTATTCGAACTGTTAAAATATCTCCTGGACTTGCATCAACTAATTCAATTGCAGAGGTTACTTTTATCTGATTTTCAACCAAAGGATTCATTGGAATAGTTGTGTAGATGTTTTGAATCCAGTGATGATCAGTATCCTCTAAAATTTGGGCATAACTAACGTCCATTATTATTCGTGCAGATCCAGTATCTGATACAAGTCCCCCAACAATCAATCCGATAATCTCCCCGTCCCCAACGTAGTCATCGGGAATCATGCCCATAGCATAAAAATTCGTAGTGGCATCTGGCGGCAGTGGAACTCCGTATCGACTAATACTAAATCCAGAGTCCAATGTATCTATTACTAAAGGTATAAACACGCGTCTTGTTCTGTTCTCGATCTGTGCTGGTACCACTACGTGCTCTGTTCGTAAATGCTCCAAATACTGATGAACTTCAGAAAGATCTGCTGCTGTAAAAACTCGAGAGACCCAAGTTCCACTTGGCCAAGCAAGAGGATCAGACCCCCTGATAACTGTGACTTCTCCGGTTAAAGTGCCAGATGGATCTTCTTCATAACCAACAACTTCTACTGTTTCAGTCTCTTCCTCGTTAAATCCTAATGTAAGTCTTGTGATATTAGCAGCGGCAAAGTCGCTAACATCAGATAATTCTAATACTGTCTCGGTATCATTAACTCCGGTAATCAATAATGAAACTGGCGAATCTTTTAATGGAACATGTAATGTTGGAACTGTCATAATATACTCCTTTCAATTAAATAAAACTTTTAACAATTAGACCTATATCGACAGTCCCTTGGCCAATTACTATTTTGCCACTATTTGGTTCTCCGGTTAGGTCATCTTTAGTAAATTCTTGAACTACAAGATTATCATCGAATCCATCCTCAGTAACAATTCGTACGATGTCTCCGATTTTCAATTTTGAAGCTGCATATATTAGTTTGGTATCGATTTCATATGTCACAAATGGTTTTCTTAATCTTTCTATTAATGCATTTGCATAATCTAGCAATGATTGCGCGGTTTCAAATCTATCATCATGCATTATGGACGTTATTATGCCATACTCTTCAATCCCTTCCTCGGATTCTACGTATGCTTTTCCTCCATTAATACTTGAAAAGCTTAAACCATCATTTCCATAAATATAAAGCCGCGTACAAAGACTTCTAGGATCGGTTCTTTTCTTTATTCCGAATATATTCTTTTTATATCGAATATCAGCGACTGGGTCACTTAAAATTTGTTTTAGGTTTAACTCCCACGGGGTAATTTTGGTATTGAATGACCAATAATGATCATCCGAAAGTGGTCCTCCAATATAATATAAAGAAGCCAACAGATTCATATCTTCAAACTCATACTTAAATTCATCCGTATAATCGCACTCATTAAGAACCCATTTTTCTTCGTTCTGATAAGTTAATACTTCTTCAAGAACTTCTTGCGTGGTTTCTGCTCCGACACCCCCAAGCTCTAAAAGACCAATTATAGAACTATCAAGCAATGTACTGAGTACATGCTCCAATGTATATTCAACCTCACGAACATTTTCTTCATCTATAGTTTCATCTACTGGCATTATTCTAAATAAACCAACATATCTGCTAACTTCGATTTGTGGCGGTATAAAATATCCAACTGGCGCTAATACAGAGCCCGTGTATGTTATTGGCCCGAGAAGGCCGGTATAATATCCGGCCGGAGGACCAGCAGGTATTAAATCTGGAAGAACTGCCTCTGGATCTGAAACTTCTTCAAGATCCCAAATCTCGACCAAATTAAATGGAGCGCAGTACTGATTTTTTGCATCGGAATATGGCAATTTAAAAGACCCCGTCCAAACAGAATTAAGCTGCTGAGTATAAGTAATATCATAGGCATTTTGTAAATATGCTAAGCGTTTACCAGTTTTCCAATTATAAACTGTCAAAGGTTTTAAACTCATAGTTTATCTCCTTTATAGCCAACGATTTTCATAAATAAGAATCACTCCAAGTTCATTAGTTGGAAGTGGACTTGGGGGAACTCCCCCTTCATAATCCCATATAAACATAAGCCTATTTAAACCAACCCCCAATTGAAAGAATCTACTATCTACACTGAGAGAAGAAACATCATGAGTCAACCCGAATAGTATAATCATTTCATCCGTATCAATAGTGATAGTCTGATACGGCTCTAAAGAAATGTCGGTAAGATCTAAAACAGAAACTTTCAAATCCCCAACAGGGAATAAACTCATATCTGCCATTCCACCGATTCGAATGTTAAGTTCGAGAACTAATGTAAATTCAGGAACCTCCAAACCTCCTTCGGCGTCATCAATTATTCCAGAAAGTGGAAGTTCCCATAAAGGAATAAAATTTGTAATGCCACCTTCTGCGCCCAGCTCTAAATCTGGTATTGGAGTATATATAACAGCACCAGTAGCATTGATGCCGCCAACAGAAAGCCAGCGAAGACGTTCTTCATCGTTTCTTACGACATCAAAACTAGATCTATCAAACGAAATATGGCCAAACATTATCTTCCTCCAATACTATTAGTTTTCGTATACTGTCAGCCCTCCAATAGGAACTGTGGGTTTTACACCAACATTAAGTGCGTATGTCGCACCCAATGGACCGTAATATACTGGTTCTTCACCATCTCCAGCGACATTGGTTGTCATTATTGCTGCATATGCGCAATTACCAGAGTTCGATGGGACCGTTGCAAACTCAATATCATTAGTATTGAGAATCTCGGCAACCGCAGAACCAACCGGTACTGTGGGATCATCATCAAATTGAATTTCTTGTCTGGCATAATCAACATAACTAACTTCCGTTCCACTTCCATCAGCCCCTGGATTCGTGACAAATAATGCCAAATATAATGGTGTCGAGCCAACCGATGGCGGAGTTATAAGAGTCACGACTCTAAGATTATCCTTTAATGTTTGTATTTTTGCATCATTTCCTTTTGCCATGATAATTTATCCTTTCCTATGTTTCAATATACTTATGATATATTTTAAGTTTATTCATTGTTGTGTTTGTTAAGTTTTTAATAATTAATCTTACTGGAGTTTCAACTGTTCCGCCCGTTGTAATTTCAATAACAGGATCAGATACTCCTAAAAATTGATCTACTTGTATTGCTGTTTCATATGCAAATGGATGAGTAATCGTAAATTCAACTTCAAATAAGGCATATTCAAGCATTGTTACTGTTGGTGGAGGAGAACTAACATATGCCGTATAATGTAAATTTGGCTCATAATCAAACGTTAATTCTCCAATTCCACTCAACCATAATGCAATTCTTCGCATCTCTGCATAAATATCTGCACCATCTGGTAAGACGTAAGAGCAAAAAATACTTTCCTCTCTTGGCTCATAACCCCCGTCCTCTTCTATAAATGCCTTTGATCGTCCAGGGATTGTAATAAGATTTCTCCTCTTTTGAGGAGACAGTACTTTCTTAGTTGGTGTCTCTCGAACATTATATGTTGAACTATGTATACCTTTAAAAGTAAAACCTCCAAGCATAATAAGTATCATCTCCTCTCTTTAAAACGAATAAGCCGGTTTGATTCCTCTAGCCCGCATAGCATTTTCTTGTTTGCGGTAAAGCAATTCTGCAATCTTTTCAATATCTGCTTCAGAGCGAATCGTAATCCCATTTAAATTAAACTGATTTGTAATGCCTTGTCCACCATTTACTACCGCCGCATTACTTCCATTTTGACGTTCTTCGGCAACCAATCTATCCGCACTAATTTGCGATGCGGCAAGATCATATGACTGCCCATTTGATAATAAATTACTAAGTGTATTGGCCCCAGCTTGAACTTGATTTAAATCTAATACTGGTGTAATAACTGGATTTAAATTAATGTCTGAATCCAATACATCTGAAAGACCAGACATCGTCGAACGTAATCCATCCATAGCTTGCTCACCAACATTCTGAGCAGCTTTAACAACTTTTCCAGCAAGTGCAACTATGCCATTTATAAGACCTTTATCTAAATTTTCACCCATCCAGGTGGTCTCTTTCGACGGTGATTCTTCTTTAAAGATACCAGTCAATGCGTCTAGAACGCTCCGTCCTAATGCTCTAACTGCGTCCACAACCCAAGTAACACCGGCATTTATTCCAGCAATAAGACCATCGATAAGATGACCTCCAATAGATTCACCTTCTTCGAGATTTAAATACTCAGCGATTGAGGTTAAGAATGCTGATGCCAAATTTTCACACGCCTCAAATATTAATGGCATGTTTTCTTCAACTGCATCGGCTAAGCCATTAATGAAGTCAACAACTACCTTAAAAGCCGCTTCAATTATTCTTAGCTCTTCCGCCCCAATACCTTCTAAGAAGGCAATGATAAGATCTCCACCGGCAGTTATTAAGTCTGGAAGTTTTTCTGTTATCGCATTTAAAATCGCAATAACAATATTGTAAATCTCTTCAACAATCGCTCCAATATTTTCTCCTATCCCTTGTAATAAAGCGACAAGAAACTCTGCTCCGGCCTTAATAAAATCTGGAACCAGTTCCTTCATTAATAATAATACATCAGTTACAAGAGTCCAAATTGTCTCAAGGAGTGTTGGGTACATTTCAGCCCACGCCTCAAGTCCCGCCAACAATAATGCGGTAAAAGCACCCGCAATTTCTGGGGCACCCTCCGCAATAACCTCGGCAAAACGTACTATTCCTTCGCCTATCTTTTCAAATATTTCTGGTATTTGATCGACAATTTCTGGGTACTTGGCCAGCACTAATAAAAGCTGAGCCAATGAACCAATAGCAAATCCAATTCCGAATGCTATTGCGGCTATTCCCACAGCCATGGCAGCAAGAGTTAAACCAAAGGCTACTAAAACTGGAAGTATTGGTTGTACCAAATACGAAGCGGCCACAAAAACCGCAAGTACTCCGGCAATAGCTAATAATCCCTTACCGATATCTTCCCATTTCATATTACCAAATTTTTCAAAAATCGGAATAAATAAGTTAAGGGCAAGAGCTATTACGGCCATAGCGGCCGCACCGAGTAATACATTAGGGTTTTTCATATTCTCCATTGCAATTACGAGAAGCGAAAGAATACCCATTACAGCAATGAAACCCTGAAGTAGAACCATAGGATCCATATTCCCTAAAGTCTCTATACTACCAATAAAAAGTTTTACAGCAAATGCAATTAAAAGCATTCCGGCCGCACCTGCTAATATCGATTTTGAACTGCCCTCTTTGCCCCCGAATTTACCAATAATAGCAGAAAAAGCCGTAAACATACCAATTAACTTCGCCAAAGCCCATAGTCCTTGATTTAACTGATCCGGATTCATATCGCCAAGTTCTTTCACTACACCAACCACCATTCTTACTGCAACTGCTAATCCAAGAAGACTCATGGCACCAGCTTTAGAATCCTTTCCTTTACCCATAATTCGTGCGGAAGCAACCAACCCTGCCATCATCGCAGCTAATGCAAACATAGCGCCAGGATCAACGCCCTCAAGCAATCTTACTGCACCGGCCATCATTATCACTGCTAATCCTAATAATAACATAGATGCGGCGGCTTTTGCTGGATTACCACCTTTTTTCATTGCTAACATAACGCCGGTTAAATTGGCAAGTAAAAGCGTAATCGCGGCAACTGCACTTGATACCTTTTCCGGATCTAAGAATGATAAAATAAGAACGGCACCAACTAAAATTGCAACCGCGGTCGCAATTCCAACTAATGTTTTAGCCTTTAATGAATTTTGATACTCTTCTAACGTTCCTTTTAACTTACCTAATATTCCAAGAAATGAATCTTTAATACTCTTACCACTTCGAAAAACATCTATAAATTTATCGAAAAGCTGTATGACCTTTAAAAGAATTCCTCCGGCGACAAGACCTTTTAGAAAATCAAAAAAGCCCTCAAAACTAAGTTCCTTCTCACCAGAAAATGTATCTTTAAATCCTGAAAAGACCTCTCCGATTTTAGTAAAAAATCCTTTTATCGCATCCCAAACGGAAATTCCATCTTCTTTAACACCTACGGCGAATTCTCCAATGTTTTGACCAAAGTACTTGAGTAATTCCCAAACTGGGCCAAAAGTATTTTTTAGGAAGGTCACAAGACTTGCTAAGCCGCCTTTTAAATTTTCAAATGTGGCTTCTAAATCAATACCACCAAAAAAGTTGTTAATCGGTGCAAACGCAGCCTTTAACCAGACCCCGATACCTGAAAATACTCCAGATAGGCCACCTTTAGAAAACCAGGTGCCTATAGAAGTGAAAAATTCACCAATACTGGATGTTAAATCTTTTACCCAGCCAAAGCTTGCCGTATTAATTCCTATGCTTTCAAGAAACTCTGTAAGTTTTTCTAATGCATTTCCATTTTGAATGTTTTGTACAAGTCTACCAATTTGGTCTGCGATCCATCCTATACCATCTGACACAGCTTTAGAAATGTCGGCAAAAAGTTTTCCTTTGTCTGCTGCTTCTCTAAGTTTTGTAAAGATTGAAAAAACGTCTGCCAGAAACCCCAATGTATCGGTATTTTCTCCGATTTTTTTAAGACCATCGGCTATTCCTTTAAATACTGCAGATACTATTTTCCATCCAAGATACAATGCATTAAATAGACCTAGAAAAATTGTTTTTAGCTTTACAATTTGTTCGCTGCTTGGTCTTAATCCTATAAGAAAATCCCTAAGATTTTTGGTCATTCTTGTAAGATCATAACGCTTTAGTGTTCCAAATACTTCTTTCCAAGCAACCTTTACAATTAAAAGAACCGTCTTAAATGCATACCACGCGGCGGTTAAACCCTCAATAAGTGCATCTCGTCCGCCAAGTCTACCCCAATCAGTCAGAATTTCATTTCGTCTATCTGAACTTTCCTTAACCATTTTACCTAATTCTTCCGAAATACCTGTAAAAAGATCACTAGCTTGATTAAAATTACCAATTATCCTCTCAAAAGTTACGCCCCAACCAGAGCCAATAGCCTCTTTAAGAGTATCCATAAGCTGACTAAAGGTTCTTACTTTTGTTGCTGCTTCGCTTGCCCTTGCTCCGATTTCGGTTGTTTCATCTGAATATCTTGAAAGTGTGTCTACTAAGACATCCGTTGTCAACCACTGATTAAACAGCGAATAATTGAACTCTTTTGTGGCGCTAATAACGCTACCTACTTTTCCTTCTTTTGCGCCTACAACATCATACAAACCATCCAAACGTTCCGTTAATGTCCCAGCAGCAACAGCGGAATCTATTAATTGTTTCTTAAATTCTAGAGTCCCCATCTTTGCAAGTTCAATGGATCTCCATTGACGAAGTTGAACAAAACCTCCAGAAAGTGACTTGGCAAAAGCATTCATAGCCGAAGCCGCTTGATCGGTGTTGGCACCCGATATTGCCGCCACATTAGCGACACCCTGAATTGAGGCAACTGCCAAATCCAAATGAATGCCCTGATTTGTAAAGTCACTAATGTTCCGAGTCATATCAGAAAAACTATAAATAGTTCTATCCGCATATGCATTTAATTCTGCGAGTTTTCTATTAATATGATCTAATGTTACGGGAACACCCGCTTCATCTATAGCATTAGCGAGCATAATCTTAATCGAATTCATTTTTAATTCGTATTCTTTAAAACCTTCGAAAACCTGGTCAATCGTTAATGATTTTGCAAGCTTTTGCCCTAACTCTAAAGCTTGAGCGCCTATTTTTAATAAAGCACCCGTTGCGATTGTACCCAATGCTGAAAACTGTGATCCAACACCCTTTGCAACTGCTCCCAATGCTGTTAATGCTCCGGCCTTTCCGGCCTCTTTAAGAGCTTCATCAAAATCCTTTAAAGAATTCTTTGACTCTTTGATTCTTTCTTCAAAGTTTTTATTTAAAAACTCCATTTCAACAATGCGTTTATCAATACTTGGACTCATAAATCTTGAACCTCCTTCCAGCACCCATCAGATATCATATCGAATATTTCTTTTAATGCGGGATTTATATAATCTACTCCCTGTACATATCCATTTCCTCGTGTCCCATGTCCATACTGTATTAAAATTGCTAAGGGAGTTCCATTTGTTAGAATTTTCGTATTCGTCCAAATAATCTTCCAATTTTCTATCTCATATGACCATGAATCTGCAGTCTCACCCGTATCTTTAGGAGTATATTCTCTTAAAGCTTCCACTCCCAGTTGACCATATTTATGAAAGATTTGCTTTACCCTATGGGGTAATTTCGTTTCGGCGCCTTCAAAAAAATTTTCTGTATTTTTAAAACTTCCGGATGTTCTAAGTTTTATCATTAAGGCGCTCCTTTATTTAGAATGGTTCTGGTTCTATTCCAGCATCTTTTAATTGTTTACTAAGTTTTTGAGCCCATGTTCTCCACCGAGAAGCTTCACTTTGCAAATCCGCCATTTGTTGAGTCATGAATTTTCTATAATTATCAAACTCGACTCTTAAAAGTGCATACTTTTTTTCTTGTTCTTCTTTAAACTTTTCATACTTTTCGTCTTGTCTGGTGTTTCTTGCTTCTTGCTTATCTATTGTGTCTTGCATTTTTGACATGGAATCGGCATCTAAATTATCGATTTCACTTGGTTGTTTTTTAATAGTCAAATATACTGCAATTCCTGAGGCTAATAAACTAAAAATAGAAATTATAATTTCAAACATTATGCAATCTCCTATATTTATCCCATGCTCTAGCTGCGATGACAACAAGTGTAAATAATATTCCTGGCCGAACTAAGAGTTGATGCGCATAAAAATCAATACCGAGAATTGGTCGTAATATAGAAAATATATAATATAAACTCCAATAAATTCCTATAATAGCTAATAGTAATTTCTTTACATCTTTTATATATTTAAAATATAAGTTTAATTCAAAATAAGCAAGAAATAGTCCAGCAAAAACTATAAAATATTTTAATATGTTATAAAATAAATTTTCAATCTCGACAAATGTCATGATACACCAATTCTTTCACAATAATCCAGTGGAATCCAGCCTCCATCAGACTGCATTCGTCCCCACTTTAAAGCACCAAGACCGGTTGATTCTTCGGTAATATTAAATTCATCGCCACGTTTTGCACGACCAAAAATAACATGATTTGTTCCTGGGCCAGAATAATATTTAAGTCTTGCCACATTAACTCTTACTCTAAAAACCGTTTGCTCTTCTTGTGGGCCAAAAACCTCTTCAATTTCTTCTAATTCGCTTTCTAAATCTTCTACTTCTGATTCATATTCAATATGAGTTTCAGGTTCTTCTTTTTTTATGTTATACTTTTTTAAATATTCATCAAAACTCGTAATTTCGTTGTCCATTATGTTATCCCTTTGTATTTAATTTCTTTTTGCGTGCGGCATTAAGGGCCGCATTTCTACTAAGAATTGAATTCCTTGGCATCTTTTTAGCTGGAGTATTTTTAATACTACAAACCCGAATTAATGTTAAAAGACGATTAAGATGCCACTTCTGGCATTCAAAAGGAATATTCATTGATATCATCCAATAATAAATTAATTCTGCGGTGATGGTTTCCGATCTTCCAGTAGATTTATGAAATTCAGAAAAAGTAGTTGCTGTCATTTTAGAATCAATGTATTCGTTAATTCTATCGATCTGCTCTTTCGAAAGCAAGTCCACAATATAGTCTGGCACATTATGATCGATAATCATACATCTTACATAATCTCTAGTCTCTTCTGTTGTTTTTGGATCTGGGCCTAAAAATGGCTTGTGCCATGTAGACTCCCATTTTGATAAAGAGAGAAGAGAATGCTCTAATCTAATCGTTCTACTTTTTACATGAATAAACTCGAACGTTTCCTCGTTAAAGAAATTTTCATTATCAGATAATGTTAAGGTTAGCATTTCTTCTCTCTTTATCTAAACTATCTAATTTTGTAGTAGACGATTGATAAAATCGAGCATTTCTTTTTGATGCGTGATCATATGCTCAACAAAAGCATCATAAACAGCAGATTGTTTAAAATCTTGAAGAACTTCGGGACCTTTAACAAAACGCGATCCATCTTTTGATCGAACCCCATATGATAAATCCACCAATCTATCTAAAAGTCTACCAACCATCCGAACGCTTTCAGCCAAAAGTTGATTTCTTTCACTAAATGGATCTTCGTCATCAACCAAAGGTTCTTTATCAATTAAGTCCTCCTCGGTAGCCAGTAAGAGTTTACTTCGTTCTTCTAATTTTTGTCCAAGCTCCATAATTTCATTATATACGGAATCCTCTGCGGTTAATACGGAAGCTTTAGAGACATGAAAGTAAAGGTCTTCACTTCTTTCAACACCATTAAAATCTGTAAATGTAATAGTCTTTTTTAACATGTTATTTTACTCCTTTTCAGAATTTGAGTGGGGCCATTAGGTCAGACCCCACTCATTGATTTAACTAAAATATATTAGGGCAATTCCATCATATCAATGATGTCTTGAGGAAGAGGCAAATTCGGATCGATCATATATCCGCCAAATAATTGCTCTTCAAGAGCGGCCAATTTAGTTTCATCTGCTTTTGTGCTGTCAATAACCAAATGTGCCGTTGGGCGATAGCCAACAATCTCAATAGGATCGGTCGTAATTTCCCAACTAAATGTAATAGCTTCTGGGGATTCATTGATTGTCTGATATGCTTTCTCAGAAGGTGAGGCCATTGCTCCATAGATGATATGAAGTTTATAACCAAGATCATCACCATCGACATCGTTGCCAATCTTTGTCTTATAGACTAGGCCGAATTTCTTTCGACGCTGCTGATTAATGAACACTCCATCGGAGGATTCATACGAACCATCACATTCAGCAAATTCTTCGGGATAGGTGAAGGCCTCAATGGTCGCACCAAATTCCTCATTGCTATACATGGTTAGATATTTGATATTATCGGCGTAAAGTGGAGTTGGTTCTGCTCCGGAAGGATTTTCACTAACGGAGACCAGCCCATTCCATGCAACACCAAGCGGGTATGCTCCACTACTCTGAACGTAGAGAACCCCATTATTGACGCCGGTTTCGTATAAACGTTGGCCGGTGCCATCCCATACTAATGCTGTCATAATAATTAAGCTCCTTTAATAGTATAATGTAAAAACAAAATGATTTAAATTATCCGATTTAAAGCTTCTATCAAAGCTGCAATATGCAAGCTCTAATACTTTATTCGGAATTTCTGAGTCTGGATTTTTATCAATTACAGTAACAGAGTATCTTTTTTTATTTTTATACATAATAGAATCTGCATAATCTGTTTTAATCTTTTCCAACTCATAAATAATACAGGGATAAGTTAAATTAAATGAAGATGGTGGTTGGTAGTAAACCTCGTATGGATCTATAAGATCTTTCAAAATTTCATGTAATTCTAATCTTTTTGATGGTGCCAACTCATCCATTATAAACTTCTCCTAATGTTAAAATTAGCCGGGGTCGTTGAATTTCGATTCTACTTACTTTCCAACGAGTTCCCTGCCAACGAATATAACGTATTGTAGAGAGGTTCTTATAAGCGTACGGATCTGCGATAATCGAAATCCTATTAGAAAGTACTAAATTATCGTTTTTTTCTTCAGTAACATCCCATCTTCTGGCATTTTGAAGAATATCTCCCCTATAAGAACGCTCTACAACAACGTCATCCCAAACCCCTGGAGATATTTCTGTCTGTGTAATATAACCGACTGGTCCATAAAATTTACTCATAAATATCTCCTAGTCTTATCTTAAAATATTAACTATGCAGATGCGCCAGAAGGACTTGCATCAGCGGGTTCTGCTTTCTCGGCCCAAATAGCCAATGCAGAATGAGGCACTGTTAACGCGCCAGAAATACGAGTTTCAATCAGGTATTTATGCTGGTTGAAGTCGATATCGAAGTCATCAAACATCGTGATCGCCCCACCCTTATCGGCACCAATAGAATAATCAACCATGTTAACAATAACGCCAACGAGTTCGCTATAATCGACATCATCAGTATCGGAATTAACAACTGTCTCTAATACAGGAACCTCAACAATTTCTTTAACGCGAAGTGCAGCGGCAAGATCGGCAAGTGTATTATAAATACGTCGACCAGTGCTATCCTTCAAAAGAAGCATGTCGGCAACAATATCGGCATTAGTGAACAACGTTGGATTACCAGCACCACGATAGTCTTTTCGAGCACGAACAATACCATCAATAATTTCAGAAGTTGTGGCATCTGTTGCGGGGGATGTGGCTTCAATAACTGTGTGAACGGTATAAAGATCATCATCTTTCGCAATTGGACGAATTTTGGTTTCGCTAATCTTGTCATCACTGGCAACTGAGCGACCATCACCAATTATAACAGCGCGAGCCAATTCCTCTTCGAGCATCATACGCATTTCAGAACGAAGCCAAAGAACAATATCGAAATCTGTAATGTCGAGCATATCATCACGATCAATTTTCTGCTTCTTATAAACAGTTTGAGGATCAGTGGTTCGTTTCAACAAAGCAAAGACCTGTTCGACCTTTTCATTGCCCTTGACATAACCTAAGGCGCGAGCCTGGTCTTCTGTCAGATCTGCAACAAGGGTCTTTACACGAGTAAATGGAATTTTCTTGGCGGCGCCAAATACTTTGCTAACCCAATCCATCTTTCGAGTGAGCATATTGGGGGTTGCAGATGATGCCTTATAATCGGGGAATAAATACCCGATATCAGTGATTGAATGCTTCAAACTATCCGCGTCTTTAGGACCGATATAAGCCTCATAAGCTTCTGCCATTGAATCGAAACCATGGGCTAAGAAAGCATTCTTTAAGGTTGACTGCGATTTTACAGCGGTGGTAAAAATTTCACGAAGTCCATCGCGGGTTAAGGTTTTGTGCATAATTGTATTATCTCCTTCGGTTTTTGGTTGTGATTGATCAAAAATGTTATTTTTCATAATAGGTTCTCCTGGGGTAATATCTGATTGTTTAATTTCTTCGGTGTCATCATTGCCTTCATCTTCTGAATCTTTGTCGGTCATATCTTCGGCAGTATCAAGAGCTTTACCGATCATTGCATAAACTACTGTTTTTTGTTTATCAGTAAATGTTGCAAACACATCGGCAACGGTCTCCTCTTCATTATCTTCTTTGTCGTCTTCTTGCTGCGTTGGATCGGCATGAAAAATTTCATCAATTTGTTCATTTGCGGATAATACTGCTTCGGATTCTTCTTGCGTAATCGAACCATCAGCGTGTTCAAAAGACAAATTATCAATAAATGCGCCCTGATTTGCTCCGGCAATAACTAAACTTACTTCACGAATAACGCCATGGATAACATTTTTTGCCTTTTCTACTAATGAATTTGCATAAATTGAAAGTGCCTTAATGTCTCCATGTTTGATTAATTCTTTTGCAGCTTGAGCTTTTTCAGTTCCATTAAAGGAACAATATGCATATACTCCATCTGGACGATTTTCCAGTAATGCATGCCCTAAAATATTTTCAGGCTCATTATGCAAATGTTGCCACACTAACGGAACAATTTGCCCGTCGTTATCAAGAAATGCATCTTGCTGGATTGTTCTTCCATCGCTGCATTTCAAATTGGTTTTAGTGGCATAACCACTAAAATCATACTTCATTTTTTCAGTCATAATTAATCTCCTATAATTTTTAATTATTCAATATCATACAATAAGCGAGTTTGTTCTTTCTCTTCTCCCTCTTCCTCTTCTTCAACCGGCTTTCTCTTTTTTATATAAGAGTTTGGTTGCTTATCGATCGGCATATTCTTATTCCTTATATCATCTGCCCCTGGATCTTTTGAGGGTTTTATACCGAGAATAGATCGAATTTCATTTGGTGTTAAAATTTCATTTCTTGTAAAGGCGTCTGCCATGTCAGCCATTTCATTAGCAGGGATAAGACGTAAAATATCTCTAAATCCCATTATTGACTGTCCTTGAGTTCTTGCTGTTTTTGTCAAAAACTTTCGGCGCATTTCTTCTGAAAGTGCTGTTACAAGAGGTTCGACCGTTCGATTGTAATAATTAACCATTGCTTTTTCATTTGCTTTTCCAGAAAAAACATCTTCTGAAATTCCAAGCTGACTATATAACATTCTCGTTAAGTAGGTAATTTGTTCTAAAAGATTATTATTGCTTGGTCTATTTAATTGTGTAATGCGTTCCGTTCCATCCGTATACGCAATCCCATACCGACTCCCACTTAACTGTTCTTCAATTGCTCTACGTCTTTCTTCAGCTTGTTGCCTTCGTGCCTCGGTTTTAATTATGTATGGTAATTGAATTATTATATCAAGTTTTCCACTTCCACTTTGTTCATCGATTACATCCAAGAGAACAAGTTTTCTGATGAGTCTCTGTAATGTTCCATTTGGCTCATTCATTATTGCAAAATGTGGATTCTCAATTATCGCAACAATTGACTTAGGTAAGATTATTTCTTCTCTTATACCTTTTCGATCGTTATAAAGATCAACTCTTACATGATCTGGATACCATGCGGTAATTTTTCCGGTTCTCATAGTCAATATATCATAACCAGAGGTGTCTTTTGGAGAAATGGCGGTATCAACCGGAACCAAAGCCACAACCCCCTCATCAAACATGCTTATTATAGCATCATGAATAAATGCTCTTCCTGTTTGATCTTTGTTTGCTTCAACCGAAAAACAATTTTGTAAGCCGCTATCCATAGTCTCTTTATATCGACCATTTTCATCTAAACGAACGTGCGTTATATCATAAGCCGCAACATCTAATGCTATTTTGTTATAAATGGCGGTAATAATAGAGCGCTCGTTACCTCTTGAAAAACGGGGTCGAAATGGGCTATAAGAACTTTGATAGCCAAGATCTCTATATTCTAAATAATCTTCTGGTTCGTTATTTCCTATAAAAGCATTCCAAGCGTGTTTTAGACGAGAGCCAAATGGTTTTGCCATAAGTTTATCCTCCTCTTCTCATTAGGTTTTCATCTCTATATCCCACTTTTCCAGTTGAGAAAACGCCCTGTTTTACTTGGCTCATGTCATATCCGGCATCTGCATATCCTGTTAAAACACCGATATTTCCGCGACTTGCCACAAAACGTACAACTCTTCCCGATGGGGTTGGAATATCTCCAATATAGTTATTCATAAGTTCTGCCATTTTATTATTATACTGAAGGATCGTTTTAGCTGTAAGCTTTCCATTGGATTTAAGTTGTACATCTAATTCTTTTTCTGCATAGGTTCTAAGATCTTTTGAAATGGCACGCGCGGCTTTTTTCTTAATTTTTTCGCCCTTTGTTTTTATAAACTTATCGTCTTTTCTGTCAAGACGGCGAGCTCCTCTTGGCGTCAATGAACCATCTGGGTTCTGATAACGCCGGATACCCCACTTCATTCCTACAATGCCGTAATGTTTTAAGTGAGTCATAATATATCCTATCCGTCAAGTACTTCTTTGCTAATTATTGAAACTATTATCTCACCGACTTTTTCTCCAACTTTTTCTCCGGTTTTTTGTCCTAGAGAGCGGGCTCCACCTTCCGTTAGAGCAAGCGCAGATTTCGTACCAATGTCTTTTAATAGACTGGATGTTACTTTTTTTCCTGGGTCAATATCCTGTTTTACTAAATCTGCATACTTCTTTTCAAGTTCCAATCTAGCAATTGCCTCTTGTAATTCTTCCTTGGACATGATTCTTTTATTTGTCATGGCGGCTTTCCGCTCTTTAAGTGCTTCTTTTCTTAAAGCTCTTTCAGATTTTGGTTTTTCAGCCTTTGGAGAACGCGATCCAGAATCACGTCTGTCATTCCGTATTCCCCATTTCATACCAAGAACCCCATAATGAGTTAGCTCATTATTTTCCGAATCCGTTTCATTAGATATATTCTTTTTTTCATCCTCCTTTTCTGTTGGCGATCTAGACGTACTAAGTATTACTTTATTCACTTTTACCTCCTATTCAAATGCTTCTTTATGTAGCTTATATGCAACATAAGCATCTAATAATGCAGCGACCGAATCAATTTTTTCATCATTTCTTTTCTTTAATAATTTTCGATTGCCATTTGTATCTTCCATAGTAACACAGTTGCCCATGGTAAATGAAAATAATTCTTGATCGAATATGAGCAATCTTTCTTCACTTAATTTCTTTAATTCTCCAAGCGGAACTGATTCTGTTTTTGCTCCCTGAATGACTTTCTCAATACCATAAGGACCATTTTCTCTTTGCCATCGCTCAACAAACTCTCTGGCATTATATGGATCATATCCAAATGAGCGAACATCAAATTCTGAATCGCCAATAAATCTATCTAGGTCATCATAAACATCCATCATATCTAATACAGCCCCATCAATAACCATTAAAGACCCTTCTTCAATGAATTGATCATACTTCATTCTCATTGCTCCTGGAAGTTTCATTAAGGTTAAACTGGAAATGTAACATCTTGTTTTTATTCCGAACTCATTTCTTGTTAAAGGGAACATAAACGTAAAGGCACAAAAATCATCTCCCTGCGACAAATCTGCTCCAAGAGAACATGGCATTTGCCAAAAATCTCTTCGCCGATGAGGCAATGTTTCTTCATATGTAAAGAAGTATGTATAACCCTCCATCGGAATGCCAAAACGTTTTGCTAAAATATCATTTCTTGTTGCCGGGGCTTTTTCAGCTCTCTCAACATCAAGGTGATATGCTTCATATGTAACAGTCTTTCCAAGATTCGGATTTGCTTTTAACCACGTTTCCGGATGAGCCACCTCTTCAATATCATCTAATCGATAGTACCAAATGGACACATGGGGGTTGATATAATCACCTTTTAGAATGTCCATTAATTCCATTTTGATTGTATCGCCACTGCTATTCCGAACAGTTCCTTCTGAGCTAACTGCTATAATTAAATAATCGTCAAGTTTGCTTGCTCCTTGTTCGATTGCGCCAACAACGTCTTCTCTGATATCTCCGGAAAGCCACTCATCAATTGTACTAACTTTTGGGCGCAAACCTTGAAGTTTATCAATAGACATTGGACGAACTTCTAGTAAAGATCCAGTTAAAAAGTTTTCAATACCCTTTTTGGTAGATGCTAACTTTACTCGATTTATCTTATTTCCCGTTGTGTTGTTTATTGAGCCACTGGTTAGAAATTTAAAAAGTGGTCCGCGAGATCTTGTAATGGCAGTTCTAATTGGCGATAAAACTTCTTCACTTTGCTTCATTGTTGGGGCGGTGGTTATCTGATGCGTCGTTGATGTATCTACATTTAAGAAAAAGTTCTGTATACAACTAGCATACATTGACTTAGCCGCGCCTCTTGCGACGATTAAGTATTGTTTATTAATTAATCGCTTTTTAATATTCCGTGTTACGTATCGGCCACCGTCTCCATCTGGATTTGGTTCATATACACTTCTCTCAATAAAGTAATACCATCCAAAGACCTGTTCAGCCCACAGTTTAAATGTATCCAATAAATGTAAGTCTGCGCCATCTGTCAGCGTTAATTCTGACTCGCAAAACTTAATAAATCCTTCAACCGCATCAATGTCATAATAAATAGATCGATTTTTAATTAAATCATCAATTCTATTCATTTCCATTGCAATTTCTTTACAGACGGGTATTTTGCCTCGCAACACGGACTCTCTAAATTCACCATAATACTTTGGAGTTGCCGTGTTTGATAAGGTCATCTTAAGGGTTTATCCTTTCTTTACCTTTAATTATTAGCATGGTCATTTCATCATTGCACCTCTTTCACCATTTCAACAACATTACTATTTAATATTGCCTGCAAGCCGTTTGTCTTGTGCCATAAAAACGCCTGTGCTTGTCTGGTACTTCCCACAAATCCATTGTCATAATGCCATGCATCGGTGCCGGTTATGGCACTAATACGCCTAAAAATAATTCCATTTTTTGTTCTTAAATCTTCTGTATGAAGATGCCCCATATGAAATTCTCTAAAGCTAGAATCTCCCCATTCTTTTGCGGCTTCCAATTGCATAAGGCCCTCAAGTCGTTTGCCCTCTTTTTCTCCATGAGTATAACCTATAAGATTCCTGCCAAATAATTGATACTTTCTCCCAGCGGCATCAAGATCAACATCGATACTATCTGTTTCGGAGTATCGTTGATATACGCCAACAACTGCTGCATAGCTAAGCATTCGATCGTGATTTCCTGGAATCCAAAAGACTTTTACTGGTGCAATCTTTCTAAGTTCTTCAACTGACCAAACTAATAAATCTACGCCTTTTCGAAATACCTTTTGCCAACGACTATCGCTATATAATTGTGTTCCAGCCGTTGTGGTTACTCCTGGTGTATCGAAATGGAAAAAATCTTGGCCAATTGGGAAAAGTATTTTTTCAATATCTCCAAACCGTTTAGCCTTTAATGTAAGATCCATAAATGATTTTCGCCATAATGCTTCCGCAATCTTTAAATCATAATCATCGCCGCTTTCTTCATTCCACGCATGTTTTCCAAAGTGGAAATCCATTATTGGAAGCTCATATAATAAGCCATCTGTAAATAACTTATAATTATACTCTGTAAGATTTGCTGGTGGCAACTCTTGAAAAGCTTGTAAAACTTGCGGAAATCTTAATTCGGAAACAAGCGGTTTAACTCGTATTTTAACATGATACTTTCGATTCCTTTTTGTTAATGGGATTGAAGTTTTTACAACTTTGTCATCGATGATTTCTTGATTTTCCATCTTCATTGTGACGTCCCAATGTCCTTTTAGAACTTCACAATCTATAACATGCCATTCAAGTGGATCCAATCCCATTTTATCTAATATCGTTGCTGGAGTCGCTTTTTCTCCAGGCGAAAGATAAATATCAACCTCAAGAGTCTTAGAATCATCCTCATGATAAAAAACTTTATCTGGTTCAAAGTCTGGTGGTTCTGGTCGTAGATCTTTTAATGTCTCAAGAAGCAATTTCATTCCGGCGATATACATTGCAGAATTATTATAACTCATTTCTTTATTGAAAATTCGTTTTAACTTTTCTTGAGAGTTTCCCTCGCCTTCAAAAATATCAAATGCTATTTTGTTTATGTCTGTCAAGAAGACCGTCCTTGTGTCGTGGATGAATATAGCCCGTCCTAAAAATTAAGACGGGCTTGAATTCCTACATCTTAAAAACTAATCTGTATTAAATGAGAAACCAATAAGTGGCATACCTTTAGTTACTGAATATGTCACACGGCTGCCGAGTAATTGCATAACGAATCCCAAGAAGGTTACTAAAAATCCAAGAACACTATCAACCATAACCCAATTTGCATTAACGTTAAAGAATGATACCCCAGCCACAATAATAAATGCGGCTAAATTCAATCCTTGAACCCAACGCTCACTTGTCCCATCAGCAACGACTCCAAATCGTTTCAGAAGGTTAACAACTACTGAAATAAGACCACCCAAACCGGTCAGTCCTGCCAAAATTCCTAATACATTATCAATCATTTTTAAATCTCCTTTTATAATTTAAAATTAAGCACTGCGCCATATAATATAAATGTTGCCCCATTTGTTCCATTGACTATTAGGCATGGGGTATATGTTACATTATTTACAACTTTTATTGGATTTGAAAAGGTCATTGTTAATTTATGGTCGCCAATATCACTCGATGATAACGGATTCGAATGCGCTTGATCGAATGTAATGTCGGACTTTGCCTCACCCAAAACTGGACTCGCATCTTCAGTCAATGTTGTCTTATAATATGCTCCAGTAAGAAAATCAATCCAGTCCCCACTTATCTTAAACCAGAAGGATATATCTATAAGTTCTGCACCAATACTTTTGGCAATTGGAGCGATCGGAATATAAAGTTGAAAATCTCCTGCACCAACGGCTCTCTTTTCACATAAAAGATTATTTTCAAATGCCGTTGACCATGTCCCTCCGACTTTTACTATGTTTTTTGGAGGAATGAATATAGATACTTCCTTACTTCCCATTAACGATTCTAAATTTTCATTAATACTTACAAATCCATTATCAACTTCATTTACTTTTTCTATGAATGCTTTTTCAACTATCTCAATCTCATCCTGTATGCTATTTATAATATAAGGAAGAAATAATCCTCTATGATGATCCCTTGATACTTTGGGATTTCCAGAATATGAGTATTGATTCTTTGCCATATAACTATCTCCTTTTTATAATTAATTAACTTCTTATACTAATGTCTTGTTTTCGCAAATCTTTTAATAAATCAGATAGGTGTTTTGAATCCATCTCCTTTCCAATAAATAGATTTTTCCAATCAGTTTGTTCTTTATTAGTGGCCCTATTTATTAAATTTTCTAATGAATCATCGCCAAAATTAAGTGGATAGGCCATATAATCTTTATATTGATCCCAGTGTTTTAAACTAAAATTTTCAATAATAGTACTTCCACTGCAAGGAATATGCTGACCAAATCCTATTGTTGGTTTCCCTCTAGCAACGGATAAGTACATAAACGTTCCTTCTGCAATGACTAAATCCGCATCATCGATATCTCGATAAGATCCATCTGGTTTTCCAAATATAAGCTTAATTCGAGAATCTTTCCATAATCCAATATTTTCTAAGGGATTTAGTACTCGTGCTTTAATATTATACTGATCGGAAATATCTAGTAATTTTTTATAAACATTCGCGTTTTCTTCCTTCTTTACATCTGGAAGTGCGTTGCTATGCATTGATCCGTGAATCGGTGCAAATAAAATATTTCGAACTTTTGGTGGTTTTTTGAATGGCATAATTGGACAAAAATACCAGCCAATTACATAATGTTGTAAATATGGACGCATAATTTCTTCAATATGCTTATGTCCCTCGCCAATGACTAAGTTTGCAAATATCTTCTTGTTTGGGGGAAAGTAATCGCTATCATTCCACCAAGCTCCTGTTGCTCCATGTGGATAGGTAATAATTGTGGCCCACTCATCATAATATTTATTAACTAATCCACGTCCAAGTTCGGGATTAAGCCTATTAATTACGTGATCAAATAATGCAACACTAGCTCTACGCCGTCTAAAATACCATCCTTCTTTTTTTAAGGCTTCATCGATGCCCATTCCTTTATGCTGATGGTGTGAAATAAAGTATCTCATCATGACAATATCCAGATAAACTCCCATGGGGCTTTTTTGCCCTTTATAGATTTGACAATGATAAATCCGGCCTTTAGAATGTGCCTTTCCCATGTATTGCGTTTCAAATGCCATTCCACTTGATGGCTTCCGATCTTTGTTCTTCGAAAAGCTTCTGGGCCTTTGGAATAGTCCAAACAATTTGGGACTTCGAGATAAAATAGCCCGTCATATGTAAGTCGCGACTTCATATCGATTAGAAAATCTTGAAGATGATACATATGCTCTGCTGTACCAAGACACCAAATTAAATCGAAAGTTTTTATATCTTCGAATTCGTTTTTGGTAGTAAACCTGGCATCTGGAACTTTTGCTTGGGCTAACTTTATCGCTTCTTCGGATATGTCGATACCATACGGATTGGCAAATGGATTTTTCTTGTGATACCAGTCCAAAGCTACACCAGTTCCACAACCAAAGTCGAGAATATTATTTGGCGTCGGAGCATATGGATCTAGCATTTCATACATGAATTCTACTTTTTCTGTACTGGGCCACTTATTTGGGTTTTTGCGGTAAATTTCATTGTATTCTTGTTGTATCTCTTCTCTGGTTCGATCTTCCATAAATTATCTCCTTTCAGAAATTACTTCCATTTTGACTTAGCCCACTCCCAATAATGGTAGGAGTGGAGGTCCAGAACTAAGTATGCCTCGGTACCAGGTTGTGGTTAAATTCCAAGCAACTGCTGTATTAAAAACATACTCGCCTCTATAAAAACCAACCCCAAAATCTATTAAAGTAGGATCGGCACTATAACTAACTGAGCATTGTACTAATACTTCTACATCAATGTCAACCTGCGTATTTGCTGGTATTGATTTCATTAATATATCAGCGCTAGCACCGAAATTACCAGTTACAGAACCAGTAGCTCCTTTATTTGGGCCCTCTAAAACTAAGTAATTACTAACATTTGCATATTTTTTCTGTATTCTTAAAAACAAACTTCTTGGTTGTGCGAACTGGCTCGTGTCATAAACAGTACCTGTAATCTTGAGCTTTGCGGTCATAATATATGAGCTGCCGTTTTCAACCCCATCCCATACTAATACTTCCCCCACAACCGATTTACTAGATGTGCTTTTTACATATTCTACATTATCAGAGATATTCGATTGTGAGTATAACGGCCACCTAGCCCTTATATTTGGGTAAACCATAATTAACCCCCTTTATATCCACTTATACTAACTTGCACATTCGCACCGGTTGTTTCGCATTCGACAAATACCGCAGTATTAGCAGAAAATACTATTGGTGTAGGTAGTTGAACGCTAAATCCTCCACCATCTTTAGCCGCGTTGTTTCTAAATTTAACTGTTCCACCGCTACCATCTCTAAATTTAACAACCGTATTCACACTAGCGCTATTATTTGTAACAGTGATTGAGGTTATATAGATTTTAATACCCGCACCCTGAGCTGCGATTAGTTGAACTGGTATAGTATTCTCAATATCTGCACTTACTCCGCTAACTAAATTGTCTGGCCCAGAATATGGCACAACAACTTTATCACCCGCTAATACAATCCTTAAAGCATTTTCAACGGCGCCTTCTCCGGCGAGAATCATGATGCCAGAGTCAGCTTCGCCGTTCATAATTTTAATTTTTGATACATGCGCGGTTCCAACCTGATCTGTTGCAGACACTTGAATATCGCCATGCCCATCAAGAATTTCTAAATTATCTGGCATCTATTCCTCCTAAGCCTTAAATCCACATGCACTAACTTGAACCTTTGCGCCTGTAGTTTCGCAAACAACGTAAATTGCCGTTTTTGCCGAGAACATTAATGGAGCTGGAAAATCTAATGCAAATCCGCCGCCTTCTTTTGCTGCGTTGGCACGCCATTTTGTTTCTCCATTTAACCCATCTGTAAGTTTCACAACCGTTGAGACAGTATCATGATTGTTGGTTACTGACAGCGTTGTAATATATAATTCTTCATTAATTCCAGTTGGAGCAGGAATTAAAAGAACTGGAGTTGTATCTTCAATATCATCCAGTGCCGCTGATACAAGATTACCTGCATATGCATATCCGCCAAGCGGAAAATCAGTTAAACCCATCTTTCCTCCCAACCTTCAGGATAATGTAATTCCCAAAGAATATCTAATTTTTGTTTGTCTGTTAATTCTTGTGGTGGCTCAACCGGTTCATCTAATTTTTTCATATACTTTTCATGACCGGAACACCACTCGCTTTGTCCAATTCGGAACCAATTAATTCCGTCATTAAATCGTTCTTCATAGACATATACTCGATTACCCATAAACAAGGATCGAACATACTTTCCATCTGGATAATCCGGAGTCGCCCTAACATTAAGTTCTTCTGTTACACATTCTGCTCTAAATATAGCATCTTCAACCGGTGGCTCTACTGGAGGATCTTCGTCTTCAACCTCAAATGGTGAATCAATAATTGCCTGGCCAAGTTCTGGGCGCAACACAAATGCATGGCGATACTCCCACCAATTACAGCCTTGCAGATTGTGTTTCTTTACTTCGCTAACAAATATCTTTTGATCTTCTGGAATTGCGCCCCAACCATGCTCGTTGAATGCCGCACCAGTTGGAATCATTGGAATGGTGGTTAACTTAGAATATTCCTCAATCGTTTGTTTTAATTGTCCCGGGACCGTACCATTAGATTGCATCCAATATACCTGAGGCATATTTCCATCCATGTACTTAAGAAAAGTCTTAAATGGAAAACCACGATGAAGTGATGGGAAACGAAACGTTGATAAATATAGCGGTAAGTCAGGAAATGCTTCTCTTAATGTTTCACAATAAATTTGAGCGGCGGCTGCTGAGTTCTCTAAATCTCTATATGCAACTTCCGCATTAATAACCAAACCATCATATGGATACTTTCTCAGTTCTTGAATTACGCGAACTGCTTCTGACTTTGCAAATGCCCCATAAACAAAATGAAACGGAACAACTTTAATTCCCGCTTCATGCGAACGTGACACAAATTCGTTTAAATATGGAGAATTTCCAGCATACTCATAATTCCCATCTGCAATCTTTGGCATGGCATGCGTCATTCCCGCTTTTACAAGATTTGCAACAATCTGTTCAACTGGACCAGATCTCCATAGTTGCCAAATATAGATTCCTTTTCCTTTGACTAAATTTTTCATTCTTCTTCCTCCTCTAATTCTGCTTCGGCTATTAATGCATAAGGTTCAAATATAACTTGTAATCGCCATTCAAATTCTTTAACTTGATCCTCGATGGATTTTACTAAAAATGCATTTTGTGGAGGATCGAACATCAAACGAATTTTTAAATACATATAACTTTTTATAAGTTCGGCATCTTCGTCTGAGAAAAAATCTGTCCATAGATCTTCTCTCGAAGTTATTCTAAATCCATCACTGGAACCACCACCCAATTGATTCAGTATACTAAATACAGAATTAATATGCATAATAAGTTCTTGATCGAAATTGGTATCGCCATCGTCATACTCTTCACCCGATGGATCTTCGACAATATTGACTTCGATTCCCAAAAGAGTTTTAACTGAATCTAATATACTGTCCATAAAGTTGTATCTCCTTTTTCTCTTTTCTTTGGCAATCTAATTAAATTATCTTTATTGCCAAAATGAATTGCGTTATGTGTGTTATGAGAAACGCAAATTAAAAATTCTGGATCAAGAAGAATCTCGCTTCCGAATTCTAAATCTTCTGGAGTAACCGGATTCATATGATGGACCCTAATTCCACTACATATAGATCGGTCTGGCATTGCTAAGTCACATGCATTATCTCGAATAATTATTTCTCTTCGAACTTGCTTCCATTCGCGAGATGTATAAAATTGTTGATTTAAATATCTATCAAATCCAAAAGTTACAACTCCTGTTTGTCCAGAAAGTTTTAAATAATCAAATCGTTCTTCAAAAGATTTAAGTCTAATTAATTCATTATAAGTTCTAATCTTCTTCGTCATATTCGTTCTCTCTTGGTCCTGCGCCAGAATATTCGCGCATTGCTAAAAGTGCATCAGTGAATAAGGCCTCAATCTTTTTATGCGATTTAAGTTGTTCAGTTTTTGCTGTGATCAAATCTTTTTGCTTTTCTAAAATTTCTTTTTCGATTGCTTCTTTCGTAGAACCAACTTTTAAAAAATGTGTAATAATTTGTGAGCTTGCAGTACCATCTAAAAGTTGTTGCTCTGCTAAATCATTAGCCAATGCAATCATTCGCTGCTCTTGTGCCTCCGGAGTCTTTGCTGGAGGCCTTTTTGTACTTTGTTTAGGCTTGGTTTTTGTTTGCCTAGGCATTGTTTATGCCTCCTTTCTTTGACTATTGGGGTAGTTTGAGAGTATTTGTTATATATTTATTGTTCTATTGCAGCCTGATGGATGCCCATTGTCTGAAAGGAGAACGGTGCTCACCAACACCGGTTTGGAAGAAGACCAACAAAAAGCAATGGACACCCACTAGGCCGCAATAGGCCTCCTCAGAAATATCCCCCGGAGATTTTTTTGGGAGCGAGGCGATTTTTAAGGGGGGGATGGTTGCTGACCTCGGCCCCCCCTATGCCTTCACTCTTCTCACTACATCGAGTTATTCGTAAATGACAACCTTTTTATATAAACCAATGGGATCTAAGTAACATATTCGATCAACAGCTTTCTCGACTTCTTCAATAAATTCTTTTTCTGACAAATGTATAGAAGTATTGGCAAGCCGAGCTAAGTAAGAAGAACTATTGTAACCTTTCTCTTGATCGAATCGTTTCCATTCATCATAATCTTTATACGGATCAAAAGGATTATCTATAGTTGATAAGAAAACTGCTATCTTTTTAGTCATTTAATCATCTCCCATGCTAGTAATGTGTTGATTGATAGTATACTTGGAAGACTGGTTAAAGTTTTTATAGTGGTTTGTATGGCTCTTACCAACTGAAATGGGGTCTTTATACTGCCATAATGCTTCTCATTTTCTTTAAGAATGAAATGATGCTTACTAAAACCTGAATGATCATTGTATAGCGTTTGCTCCAAGAGTGGTTCTATAAGACCATTTAATGTAGTATGGGGGTTAAAATTTACCCATTTAGTAATCATTATCAACGTTTCTTTTATAAGAGCGTCAATGATTTGCTTTTTGGCATGGTTTATTAGTGTAGTACCATTATATTTGGGGGTGATTTTTATTTGAGAAGAGTCTTTATTTATTGAGTTGTATAGAAGTATGAAAAAGGGCCTCTTTATTTTAGACGGGGGGTTATTTTTTAAGCTTCTTTTAAATTGAGGCGGGGGATTAAGTTCAACAATACTAAACCCAGTTGGTTGTGCTTTTATTTTAGGAGGGGGATTAATTTTATTGGCATTCATTTAATCATCTCCTTTATTATTAATTGCATCCATTAGTGTTGTAATTGGAAGCCCAAGTAATTTAGCTACTTCGGCTTGTGTATATCCTCTATTAAATAGAACCAGGGCTTTTGAAATCTTGGCATTGGATACTATCGGTTTTTCTCTGGGGGTTGCGTATTGCTTAATCAAATCTAAGTCGGTATTATTTAGAATCTGTTTTAAGAAATTATTTGAAACGGCTCCGGCTTGGATTGCTTCCCATTCTTTTTCTGTTATTGGGATTTGTTGCTTCTTAGCTCCGACTCTATGCCGGGCTTCTACTATTGCCATGCCTTTCATTTTTTTTAGTTGCTTTTTTGACAGCTCGGGATTGGCTTGCTTTTGTGCCTGGTACTTACTATCTGCAAGTAATAATGCTTGCCTTTCTAATGGCTTATTACTTTTAGCAAGGGCAAGTTTAGACTTCAATGCGGCTACTTCTTTATCATACGTTTTATATGCAGAGGGGGAATAATTTAGATTTGGAGTATTTACGGCAAGTTTTCTTGCTTCATCTGCCATGGCTTTCATTGAATTTGCATAGTTTGCATATACGGTTTCCATTACAGTGCCGGAACTTAAAGTAAATGCATCATCGGTCTCATACATTTGAGTCGATTTTGTTTTCCGATCGACGGTTACGCCATCCTTATTAATATATGTCTGGGGGTTTGGAATGAATATTTTCTTTCCAGTTTTCTTATCGATCTTATAATAATCTCTTCGATATGGAACTCGATATTCAGCAGATGCTCTA